TAGTCTCCCAGCGCGGGCTATCGGCCTCGGCCTTGGTCGCGGCAGCCTTGGCCCGCAGCTCTTCCTGGTAGAACATCTGGACTTCGAGAAGGTCAGGGAAGGGACGGCCCGCTGCGTGCTCCTCGGCGGAGATACGTTCGGCGTCGGCCTTGGGGACGACGGGGAGGTCAAGGAAGAGGGATTGTGGAGTCTGGACGAGACCGGCCAGGATCTCAGTGGCTTGCTCACCTACCAGCTCGGCAGTCTCGATGGGATGTAGCAATGACTGGCCGAGCATCTGCGGGGCGTTGAGGATGGAGCGAGCCATCTCGGAGCCGGGCATGCGAGTCAGAGCTGCGGGTGGGATAGCGCCTGGCGCTGTCCTCTCGGGGATGATGAAGCCGGGGCTGCGGGTGGGGCCAGCCATGCCGCCACCTGCGACAGGGTACCCTGCCTGTAGCCTGGCTAGCTTGGGATTCGCCTGGGTGCGGATAGCGTCCCGGATAGCCTCAAGGTCTTCCGTAGCACCGGCCCTGGACAGCGCCTCGATAAGCTCGTCGGGGACATCTAGCGCGACAGCCTCAAGAACGTCCGCGTCCGAGAGTACCCGGCCCACTTACTCCTCCGGCTTGATAACAGCCCGCTTTATACCCGCGTTTACTTTCTCTATGAGTGCCTGTTCGCGGGTCTGCCTGGGCGTCGGCCCCGCGGCCTGTTGTAGGAGCTGCGGATACCACTTCGCGAGGAACTGTTCCGTCCCGGCCGGCATCTTGGTGAGGGCGTACTTGATCGCGGAGGCTTGCTGCGCGGGGGTGTAGTTGGTGGGGACTGTCTCTAGGACGCGGTTACCATTCTCGTCGAACCGTTCAATCGAGGTCTTATCGACTCCAGGCTGATTGAGCAGGTAGGCATTGAAATGGCTAGTAAGAAGCCGGTCGAATGCGGGTGCGTTGGCGATACCGAGCTGCCCGAGGTCAACCTCGATAGGCGTGGGCTGGCCCTTCTCGTGGATAGCGGCGAACTCCTTGGCCTTGGTCTTGCCCGCAGCGGCGGCGATAGCTCGCATGTCGAGGCCGACTGAGGCCCCCAACGCCTGCTGCGAGTCGGAGATGTCGGTGCCGCGAGTGCCCGCCTCCACAGCCATGCCTTGTAAGGTGTTGATCGTCTGGATGAGATCACGGCCACTAGCTGCCTCGGGGAGCTTCCCCTCGATGGCGATGCGCTTCTTCTCGTCATCACTATACTTGATACCTGTCTTCTGTTCGATAGCGGAGACAGCATCCAACATGGCCGTGGCCTCGGCTGCGGCAGTCTTCGGCTTGACCTTGGCAGCGGCGAGTTGCTCCTTGGTCAGCTCGGTCTGGGCGAGGCTAGACGCCGTCGCTGCCTGCTCGCGGAGCACGCTGGGGGGCTCCTCGCGGGTGATGGTCTTGCGAGTCCTGCCAGGTGCGACAGCAATCCCCATTTCGCGGGTCACGTCGGGGGTGACGGTGGGGGGCAGGGTCTCCTGGGGGAGACCGCCCAGGACAGGGCCTAGGATGGAACGTAGCTCAGGGTCAGCCTGCACGCCGTTGATGAGTGCCTCCTGTTGATCCTTGGATAGCTCGGCACCCTTGAGGATGAGCTGGAGACGACTCGCAGCATCCTCGCGGCGCTTCTGCTGTTCCTTTTCCTTCTGCTGGCGGCGCAGCTCTAGCCCGCGGGTGATGGAGTCAGCTAGCTGCGGCCCGATCTGACCGTAGAAGTCAGGGCCGTAGGATTCGCCGGGGCCGAGAGGGGGGTAGTAGATGGGCATTTACTTTTTGCCGCCCATAGCCGGCGCCGCTGCCATCAACCCCTGCCCCATCATGCTACTCTTGCCAGGGCGGTAGCTAGGCTGGTAGAAGGGCAGGCCGGAGATCCCACCTGCCGCGCCCTGGATGGCCTGGAGGGGGAACGCCTGTTGGAACTGTGAGCCTTGGAGGGTCTGGCCAATGGGACCTTCGAGTGCGCCAAGCATCTGACCAGGTAACCCCAACGACTGTCCCACGGCCGCACTCCGCGCTGAGATCGCCGCTGGCAACGCGCCGCCGTAGATGTTCGCCATGTTCTCGCCTAGCCCGGCCTCTAACCCACCTCTCAGGTTACTGAGCTGTTCGAGCATGTTCGAGCCACTCAAGGTGCCTGTGAACGCACCCTGCTCGCGTAGCCCCGCCGCGCCACGCTCGAAGCTACGCTCCAGCCCGGGTCGAAGGTAGGATTCGATCTGGCCTGTGAAGTTAGGGAGATATCCGGTCGCCGCGCCTTCGGTCAGGCCCGTCAACCCCTGTCCAAACGCGCTCCCTACGCCGCCCAACTGTGGCATGAGTGAGCTGAGGAGCGCCTGCTGTCCCACGTCAGCCTGGTACCCCGCGCCCGGCGTGAAGCCACTGAAATCCAGGTTCTCCAACCCCCGTCCTGCTGTCTGGCTGAAGATGTTGAGGAGGGATTCGAGCCCGGCAGGGAGCTGAGGCGAAGGGTTACGCCGTCCACCCTTGCCGCCCATCATCCCACCCACGAGGGAGGTGGCGATAGGGATGACATACGGTGCGGCAGCAGCCCAACCCATCTAGCTACCCTCTTGGGGGATGCCTAGATCATCCCGGTGGATCTCGTACCAGTAGGTATCCTCGGCGATACCATTATAGTGTACCTGACCCCGGATGAGACCTCTACGCACCATCCCCATGCGCTCCGCCAGACTCTGAGCTGCCTCGTTGGTCGTGCGAACGAACCCGTCGATCACGAGGAGGTCATTGGTAAGAATGGCGACTCGGGCTGCGGCCTCCCAGAGGGCTCGCACACGAGACTCAGGTGCAAACTCCTGCGTGGTATCCCACTTCGCAGTGAATACCTGCGCTCTCCAGCCGGGGACAGTGTACAGGAACGCGAGCATCCCCTTCCCGTCCTCCAGGTCGAAGACTAGATTCATGGGATTACAGAACTGGCTGATATACCACTGGCCGGGGTTCTGATAGACCTTGTTCTCGTCGGGCCAGAAGTCTTCTACATGACTCACCTTCGCGGCAAGTATCTTGTGCTCCTCGACATCATTCGGCGCGACTATGCGTAGACCTGGAATCTTAGCCACGGTACACCCTCAACCAGCGGTCATGGCCTAGCTCGTCACACGCGAAACATCTCGGGCGGATACATACCCGCCGTACACGAGCAAAGTAGACCACAGTCTCCTCCCAGAGGTGGAATCCCAACTTACATAGTATCCTACTCAACCTTCGCCTCACACGCCCGAACTGCACGTACTAGCTTCCTGCCATCGCCACTACGCAGATACCGTCCAAACGCACAGTCCACACACGAGCTGAATGTACTGTGACACTGATCGCATTCCAGCGAGACGCTACAGATGGAGGCGGAGGATGGCGTCTGGACTGGTGTCTGTGTCATGGCTAACCACCGATATCCTGTGACCGACACGGCACTGGTCAGAATCGCCAGCCATACGCCAGGTAGATTAGGTAGATTGGGTCTCATCTTAGACATTCGCTTGCCCACTCCCTGCGATAGAGAACTCCAGCCGGAGTCCCCATATCTGCATGTTGTTGCTATTACCGTTCGACACTCGTACCTGGAACCAGGTGCCCGGGAGTACAGTCGTGTAGGTCTTGGTTACAATGCGACCGATACTCGTCCCTCCGCCTACACTACCACCCGTGCTGATGTTCAGCCATGTCATCCCACCATCGGTAGACACCCCTACTGTCGGCACCCACGAGCCGACGTTCTTGAAGATGACATGTACATCTTGTAACACCAATGTCGTATGTGAGTCGAGCGGCTTACCGGTGGCGGAGGTGAGGTCACCGGGAGCGATAGCAGCAGTGTAGTACGTAGCCCCGATAGGCGCACCCGCGTCGGTCGTCGCAGAGCCGTCGATGTGCCGGGTCGCGCCACCGCTGGTACCGATGACAATCGTCCGGCCAGATGCCGACCCTAGCATGGAGGACCAGGTGGAGAATGGCAGGTTGGTCCACGTGCCATACACACCCAAGCTAGTCCACGTGAGTGTCCCGGTCGTGGCGAACGGCGTGGCCGCGGTGATCGGCGTGCCGTACAGATATGGTCCATACAGCCTTCGCTCCCGCACGTTGAACACCCACTCCTCGGTGGGGTAGACCGCGCCATCGAGCGGCAAGAAGAGATGGATCTCGTGCTGGCCGGCATCGTAGTAAGAGTGCGCGAGCGTTAGTGATGTAGGCGTGATTCGCGGGACCAGGGTCAAGGTAGACTCGTTCGCAACTGGCAACAGCCCCCTCCCGCCATCGTAGAGGTAGAAGCCGTCATGTCCCACGAAGAAGTATAGGTCAGGGGTGACCTGGGTGAGCGTGCGAGGGCAGAGCAGCCCGATACCATCCGTGTCGATAGTGTCCCAGCGATAGGGAGACTGGACTACTCCTGTCGGCGTCCCCACCGCGATCGAGCCGCCGACTGCATCGCCTTTGAACACGCAGATGTTCCCGCCTATCTTGACCGCGTTGACGATAGGGAACGCATCGTCGTCGAGGTCGAGAACCCCACTGCCCGTTCCTGTGAGCGTCTCGGGGTTGCCGACGATCGAGTAGTAGACACGTTGGAACTTTCGGGGCGTGCCTGCGAGAGTCAGGTCGATCACGTTGAAGTATAGTCCCCGCCCTCGATGACCTATGAGAGCCTTGGCACCCCTCAACTTGGCGGCTACAGACGCCATCGTGGTGGCCGCTGTTCCCCCACCGGTATACTTGTAGACATCATTCACACCGTTGCAGAAGATAAGTTGGTTAGCCTTGGTGACTCCCCCGGCTAGCCTCACCATAGCGAATGCCCAGGTGTCGTTGGCGGTGCCGGTCTGGCCACCGACAAGACTCGTCCAAGTCACGCCGTCGTCATACCGTACCGTCGTGCTGTCCCCTCGGATAGCCTCGGTCACGCCGTCATCGAAATGCGCCAGGAACAGGCCATTCACCGGGCTCGCACCTACGAATGTCCTGAATGCGATGGAGCCTAACCGGGGCTGGGCCAGGTTGTTCACGAGCCGGCAGTTCTCGGTTCGGGGTGTGGCAGGACCAGACACACGCAGCTCACGGGGCAGCAACGCCTCCGAGGGCGGATCGAGCATGACAGTCCCCTGCCCGAGGTTCGTGAGCGAGAGAGTGAGACCGCCGGTACGCACTAGAACTGTATCCCCCAGACTGCGGCTACGGCGAACGTCGTATCGACTGTGCTGCGGATAGGATCGACCCCCACGGTCCAGCCTAGCCGTGAGTGTCGAAGTGGCCGGGGCATGACAGCGAACCGGACTGGCCTATCCACCCACGCGCGAAATGCCAACTGCGCGTCGTTGCTGAATTGAACCTCGTCCTTGACGTGCTCTGGCTCCAGCTCGATCCGCTGATCCCACTCCTCGCCAGATAGACTCACGAACACCGAGGTCTTGTACTTCGGCTGGCCGTTGGGGAGGATGGCCAGCGAGAAGTAGGTCTCCGCTGACATCCCCATCACCTGCACAGGCCCGGTGGGGCGCGTACCTACAGGCACGTCCACACGGACGGCGGGTGAGTCACACGGGATGATCGTGGTGATGGGTACCTCTACCTGGACGGTCTTGGTGATGGTACGGGTCAGGACGACAGGCTTGACGCCGGCCTCGATGGCAGCGGGGGGTAGCTCCATCCGCTTCGCTAGCTCCTTCTCCTTCACCACAAGGGCGTCTCGGTAACCGGCTGCCGCCATCTCCACCTTGGCCTGGGCGGACTTGAGCGCATCGACCTCTCGCTTGTTACAGCCCTGTTGTAGCCCCGCGCCTGTGGCTAGCAGTACCAGCCCAGCCACGCCCAAGGCCAGCAACTTCACGCTACGTCGTAACATGCGATCTCCTACGTCGGTGCTTATGATTAGTCCACGCTGGACAGTCCTCGCCCAGCTCGGAACATTCCCGGTCCTCCTCCCAGGAAGCCCTACCTACCATCTCCGCCTCTTACGACGCAGGTCAGAGAGAGTTACCATGGCCAGGGCAGCCGCACCTAGTAGCACTAGCATCACGACCGACATCGCCTACCTCGTAATGTGGACCAGGAGTTGCTTGGTCCTGTCTAGTACCTCTTCTAATACTAGCACGTCTTGTTGGCAGTGCAGCACGATCTCACGGAACGCCTTCTTATCCCCGTCAGCCGCGGCCTGCCACATCTCACGGGGGACATCGTACTTGCGGTTCTTGGTCCGCAGGTCTTCGCTCACAGCGGCCAACGAGTGCCCTGCCGTCGCGCATCTGTGAGCGTGCGTGAACTTCATGTCAATGTGCATCTTCCCGAAGAATGGCGCGATTCCATACCTGGTGGCCTTGGCATCCAGGAACCGCACGTCGAATCGCTTGCCGTACCAGGTGGCGAGGATGTCTACGCTATCCCACATCTTACGGATATCGCGTAGACACTTCTCCTCGTCCCGCAGCTTGAAGGCTTCGTAGATACGGACCTCCTCCTCGCCCTGGAACTTGAAGCACGCACACAAGAGCCGACCGAAGCTGGCGTTGAGACTGGTCGATTCTATGTCGAAGCATGCGATGTTGAGCGGCATTACTCCACCTTCCCCATTCTGGCCATTTCTAGCCTCATGTCACGGATCTCTCTCAGGATCTCCGTGTCCTTAGCAGACGAATCCGCCATCTTGACGATCGCCTCTACCGCGCGGAGATCGTGCTTCTCCAAGGCTTCGCACATCTTCTTGGTGGCATGGGAGACGATGGTTAAATGCTCCCGGTCGGTGGAAGAGAACCCATTCCCCCGTTTCTGCCGCCACATGGTATAGGCAATGAATCCGCCTAGGGCTAGTCCAGCCCCTGAGGCGTTGCTGATGAACTGTAGGAACTCATTCATGGACACCTCACACGGGTAGTCGCTTGGATCGAAGCCAGTCGTAGAGGCTGGGTGGAATCTCCGCCTCGCACATGATAAGAGGGGTGTTACCGGTGTCCTGGATGTTGCACTTCCTCCCCTCCGAGTCGAACACGTCGAAACTCACGGAGATGAGCAGGTGGCTGATCCTGCGCCCGCGGTTAGCTGTGGCGGCAGGTGTCACAGGCTCTCTTGCATTAGCACCAGCTTCTACATCGGCACTCATACAGGTCTCCTTTTACGGAACATCCACGTCGGTGAATCCGACCGTGCCAGAGAGCGCCCCGATCTCCCCGTCCCGCACGGCACGGCGGATCTGGTCTCTGATCCATCGCTTGGCGAACTGGGCCTTGGTGACGCCCAGCGCGGCATTCCAGCCACCGAGGGCAGCGATGCCGTCGAGCACGCGAGTGAGCTGGGCATCCGGGATCGTGATGGTGAAGCTGGCCATAGTTGCTCTCCTATACCTGAATGCCCTGGGTCCGGTCGAACTTGTAGACGGTGCCGTTGGCGGCGGCCCCACCGTTGGCCCCAGGTAGGCCGGTACCAACACCTGCGCCGCCATTGCCAAACGTGCCTCCGAGTGCTTGGTACGTGACTCCGTTGCCGAAGGAATCCGAAACGATGTAGAGCAAGCCACCCGCTCCTCCACCGCCACCCGCTCCTCCGCCTGCGTTGCCGCCGGTTCCGGCTGCACCGTTGCCACCCTTCGCCCCGTCAGCGCCGATCACCCCACCGGTTCCAGTGATAAACCTGGCCCAGATACCGAGGACTCCAGCCGAGCCGCCACCACCTCCACCACCGCCCCCTGCCGCGGCCCCAGGAGTATCGCCGCCACCGGCCCCACCTCCACCGCCGCCAGCACCACCTTGAATAAAGGCGATGGATGTCCGGTTCATGGTCGTGGCGCCGAACTGGCGAAACTTGAACCGATTGAAGACTCCAGCATTTCCACCGGCCCCACCGCCTCCACTGGCTCCGGTTCCGCCTATTCCGCCCGCGGCGCCTTGACCACCATCGCCGGTGGACTGGCCACCATTGCTTCCTCCCGCGCCTGCGTCAAGATCCCCATCGGCGCCGTTGCCGCCACCAGCTCCCGTCCCTAGCGTCGAACCGACCCCGGCTCCTCCACCGTTTCCACGGGCCGCGCCAACAGCATCCAACCCAACACCGGGGGTTGTCGCATTACCCTGCTTGATGTTCCCGTTGACGATAAGGTTCTGCTTGACGAAGATTTTGTAGCCGCCGTTCCACAACGTCACGCCACTGTTGATCTGTAGATCGTTGTAGTAAGCGTCGGAGCCTAGCGTCGTGTTCACAGTCACGACGAAGTTCCCATCACTCCCGTCCCCGTAGATTCCCACGCTCGCGTCGTCCGCCCACTGGCCCGTCACCCCATCGGTCTTGATCTTGAGCACCTTCCCAGCCGAGGGCGTGTTGTCGTTGATCGGGATGACAGTGCCGGTGGAGCTGCGAAGCTTGTTCGCCGCGATGTCGTTGTCGTTGGCGACGGCGGTCATGCCGTGTACGGTCTGGATGCCAAGCACGCCATCGTTGCTGACGACCCGGAACGCCTCCTCCCAAAATCCACCACCTGCATCGTGTTGCAGCGCCCAAGCCGAGTAGCCATCCGGGGAGCCGTCCACGTCGCCCTTCACAACGGCTCGCCAGTTCTCGATGGTAGCATCCACATCGAGCGACCATTCGAGCCAGTTGCTCAGCACGTCGCTGCCGGCAGCGCCCATGCGGATGAGGACACCCGCCGCCGGGGTGTTGCCGGGATCGAATGTGTGGAGACCAGTCCACAGGGCCGGCGTCGCGCTCGATATCTGCGAGCCTGTATCCGTGATGCTACTGTCTCCGATCGCAGCCGCCCCCGTGAACTTGGCAAGCCGATTCGTGGTGCCCGGCCCGATGCCGCTCACCGCCCCCAGCGTGGTCAGCCGGACCTCGACCCCTGTCGCCGCTCCGTCGCTGTCGAAGTAACACAGCTCGGTCCTACCACCGAAGTCCTTGGTGTAGAGCTTCCCCTCATTGGCAACATGGACAGGCGTAGTCGTCTCTCGGAAACCCATTCTCCCGGACGTATCAAGCCGATTCAGAAGCACCGCTCCTGACGATAGGTGGCGTATAGGATCGCCTGTTTGTGAACCAATCTGTTGGAACGTAAGATTCACCGCGCCTACGGTGTTGGTGCGAAGCGTGGCCGCTCCCGTCGCAGCGATCCCCAACATGGGGTTTGGGTTCGCAAATTGATATACGTCTAGTATGTTGGCCGTCTGTGCGCTGTGCCCGACGACACCAAGCGCGACCTGACCAGGATTCGCAACGTTATCAAGTTCCAGCGAGAAATTGCCAAAGACCTGTGCAGGTTCGCCACCGGCGCCCGTGATCCCCGAACCAGCGTTGAGGTCGATGTATGTGTTCGCCGCCTGTACACCAAGGTAACTATCGGCGTCAAACCCGAAACGGGCTTGTTCGACGTTGGCGTCTCGGACCTCAAGTCGCGCGGTGGCCGGCCCGGTCCATCCCAACGACAGCTTGTTAGCCGAGTCGAGGTTAGTGAGGACTGTGCCACCAGCATCCTTGCCATGGACCAGGTCGAACCCACCTCCACCAGCCGGAGCATCCAAGTAGTTCGTACCGTCGTAGAAGCTGTTGTCGAGATACCCCCACACTGTACCAATAGTGGCCGTGGAGTGAGAGGAGTGGAAGATGAGGACTTCGCCGTAGTGGACTTGGTGATGAATTACTGTGTCCTCGTTGTTAGCTGTGTGACCTAAAAAGGCGTATTGATAAGCTACTGAAGTGTCACCTACTACTGATGTTGGAGTCAACACCGCATTCCGATACCACATCTCTACAGTACCGCCCGTCTTTCGGACAGTAACACGGGCGTACTTTTCTGTTCCAATAGTGGGGTTCGTGAACGTCACACTAGGGATGGGCGTTGGGACACCTTGCCGCTGACGATATCGAACTAGTGTGGTGGCACTTCCAATAGTTATCTCTGGAGGTACATTAAGAGGGTTAGCAGGCAGGAAAAACTCGCAGTCACCGCCCAACAGGATTCTGCCAGTATCTACAGGGTCTGTCATATTGACTACAAAATACATTGTGAAGTTGGCGGCCGAGTGGAAAGCCGGCCAAACAAGCGGGTCTATGCGGCCGAACAGACGAAGGGGAAACGATCCATTAGTCTTAGTGCTGACAACCGGTCTCCCATTTGGTAATGCAGTCGGTTGTCCTGCACCAGCACCAGCAACATTCCACCAGGTTGGGTCACTGAATGTGGGGTCTTGATCCGTCCGCTCGTGCCGTGTGTTGCCGCTGTGATCGTACCAGTACGCGCCCAGGCCGGCCCCGTTACCTAGCGTAGAGTTGTCAAACCCATCAGCGTTCGAGCCCTTATACCAGATGAACGGACCCAATGCTGCGATGCTTGCCTCGCTAGCACCGGCCTTGACGTTCACCCGTGCGGTCGGCGAAGCATCGTTGAAGCCCCAACGGAAGTCCTTGTCTGTCACGGTGCGGAGTGTCGTCCCATCCGTATCGAACATCTGGGCGTAGGCGAGGGTCTGACCTGTTCGTGCGAAGAGTCGTAGTGGCACTAGGTTCGACGATGGTCGGAAGTCGTGCTGGTTGGTCCAATCAGGCGCGATAGCCTCGTCCAGCTTGTGCCGATGGTCGGATCGAGCCGCGTTGGCCGAGACGCCTTCTAGATTCCCCTGGAGGTCTACCAGGACAGGCACGCCGCCGAGACCACCCGGCCCCCCCGCTGGAAACACACTTGCCGTGGACCACCATTGGGCAGCGTCGCCTACCACTGTCAACGTGAGAAACTGTACCGTCAGGACCTTGGTGTTCGTGTTGTCGATCAGCTCGGCCCCGTGGGCTTGAACGGTGACGGTGTTGGCGGTAGAGTCTGACTTCTTGACTGTGACACGCCGGTTGATGGCCTGGAGGGCAGGCGGCAGGGTCACCACGATAGCCCCGCTGGTTGCGTCGGCTATGATGACAGTCTCGTCATTGACGGTGTAGGAAGCAGTGACCGTGACGGTCCTGTCCTCGATCCAATCGGCGAGGAGAGCTGTCTTGCTATGGATGGTCTTGAATTGCCGATCCAGCGCATCTACCAGCCTGGTCTCCCAGCGAGCAGGGTCTCCCACCGTCGCGCGTGGGAGCGCTGGTACGTAAGGTGAGAGAGCTGCTTCCTCGCGGATGGCCATTGGTGACCTCTAGCTGGCCAGCTCTAGTATCGTAAGAACCCGCTCTCTTACAGAGAGGCCATTCTGTGTGAGAGTCAGATCATAGGTATAGGTCGTGTCCGGTGCGAGCCCGGTGTCAACAAAGGAGAATCCGTAGGGACCCGTCTGGTCGAGCGTCCACGTGAAGTTTTGGAGATCCCCCCCATCTCGCTTGAACTTGAGCGTTATCGGGGTCGCTGCGCCGCCTATGATGAGAAACGAGTAATGACAGTGTACATTCCCAGGGCTCTTGCCAGTAGTAAACGTGGTACTGAGAATGGAGGTCTCGCCGCTTATAGGTCCGAGAACGCCTGCCGCCTGTGCAAAGGTGTTCGCTGTCGCGGCCTTGGACACCAGCTTGGACCGTAGGACTGCGGCAGACCCTATCTTGTCGGACGTGACAGCGGCATCGGCCAGGTCAGCTGTTTCCAGTGACCCGGCCGGGAGGGTGATAGCCCCGGCGTCTACCTGTAGCCCGTCTGTCGTGACCTGTAGCTTCCGAACCTTGGTCACCGATCCAGTAACGCCCGTCTGGAAGTCTACCCCGGGAGAGGCGTGGCTGCGGTCCTTGAAGATGAAGTCCTTGAGAGTCCCACTCGGTGCAGTGTCAGCGTAAACGTAGAACTCGTTAGCCGCCGCACCCGTCCCACCTGACTGTTGCTCGGCCCCGCACACGTGCCGGCCAGTGTTGGTGAGAGAGGCATCCCCGTCAGGCTCCCAGAAATGCCCGCCGTTACGTGTCCGCTCATCCACCATCTTCTTGAGATCAGCGATCTCCTGCGCCCCGTTAGCGGGGTTGTCACTTCCTGCGGGCGATAGACGATTCCAAGTTGTACCTACAGGCATGTCGGCCTCCTACCAAGTGCTACCAACCGGGATGTTACGCCTCGGCCCGGCGAGCCCACTATACGCCGCCTCCTCTTGAGGCGACTTACGCTCCGCGATGAACTGCATGAACTTAGATTCGTACTCCTGGGCCTTCTCGGGCCACTCTAACAGCGCGGCGCCCTCGGCTGCCGCTGCATACCATATCGCCGTGTGCCAGGCATCGGGGATGATGGGGGTGCCAGTCGAGCCGCTGTCGGTGGACAGCTCGACCGGATACTTGTAAGTGTACTCATACACGCTGATGTTGTCGGCAGCCACACCCGGTCGCTTGTCGATGTAGTAGCCAGCCACGCCGCCACCCCCGGCTGGGCACCAGCGGGTCGGCCGGCCGACCGCGTCGGGATCTAGCCCGAGGATCTCCCGCCTCGATGTGCGCCGCAGCCCCACGTTGTTCGTCCGGTCATAGACATCCATGACATAGACGACACCGGCCGTGAAGGGGATCACGAAGTTATTGGCCATCGCGAGCCCGTAGGTGCGGCTGTCACGAGATTCCAGCTCGAAGAAGCGGAGTAGTCTATACTGCGGCTGGGCCAGCCCGGGCCTCGATACGACCCCCTGGAACGTACACAGCCGTCTATACCCGCTGTTGACTCGATCGTTGTACCAGGAATCGTCGATGACAATGCCTGTACTGGACGACCTGTTGCCAAGTGCCTGCTTGGTGAGTGATCTAAGTTGTGCTCGTGTAAGTGCCATCTGCAACCCCCAAACTGGTTAGGCCAGCAGGCGATGGGTGTGGTGACCTATGGCATAGTATCAGTGATTGCCCCGGTTATGGCTCGGGAGGGTTGTACTCGGGGCGAAGCCGCCATCGCTGGAGGAACTGGTCGTGATCGGGCTCGTCTACGTCGTCGGCCGCGCGGAGGATGTTATAGAAAGGATCGCGGGTGATGTTGGATTCTTTGATTAGCTCACCGGTCGCCTCGTCTACATACGACCGCTTGAACTCGATGGGACCTTTGCCGTTCTCGGGGGGGTAGACCTGTGCCATGGCATCCTCTAGGTGAAATCAACCGGCGCCAGCACGACCGTGCAGTCAGTGTTCATAATGAGAATCCGCAGGTTTCGGAATGGCGCGGGGTAGCCGTAGGCGAGGATCGTGGGTGTGGCCGCTGACAGGTTGGCCTGTGTCTTACGAAAGAACACCCCCACGTTGGCCCAGACAGTGTAGCCGGCGAGAGCAGCCGTGGTCGTGGGGGCCTCTGCGACTTCCAGCACCGCGCCGCCGCTCACGATCGCGTTGATCGTGAACCGCTTGAGACCGTTAGCGCCAGTAGTGTTCGCTTGTAGGCAAGTCACCACGTCACCGACCTGGAAGCCATCCGCTGTCCATGTACCCACCGACCGTAGGATCGTGTTGGGGCTGGCTGCTGTGAAGGTCAAGTTCCCCACCGAACTCGACTTCACATAATGCCGCCCCGTGTCGGTGCTGAGGACAAGGCTGTTCGTGACATCCGCCGCGCCTACCCGGTTCACTACCAACGCGGTGAGAGCCAGCTTCCCCGGCACCACGTCATCTGCGGCGGTCATTCGGATCAAGCTACCTGCTACTGTTACAGCCATGTGATTACACCGTACGTACGATAAGGGTAGAGTTAGTACCCAACGCGGCGAGCTGTACACTGTCTGCCGCGAAGGGCGTGGCGAAGTTGAACGAGGTCGTCGTGTTAGCCCCGCTGTCGGTGGCCGTGTAGAAGGTCAACCCGTTGATCTGGATGGTCAATGTGCCGCCTGTATCACCCGTGATGATGATGAGTTGGAGAATCTTGACAGGCTCATTTATCGCGTCATTCAGCGCCCACAACCAGAACATCCCGCTACCGCTAGTGGTAACTGACATGATCTATACCGTAGTTACCATTAGTATCACATTCGTCCCGACAGCACTGAGAGATAGGCTGTCTACAGCCAGCGGCGTGGGGAAATTGAACTCGCCAGTCTGACCGGCACTTATAACCGCACTCCAGAACGTCACGCCGTTGAGAGTCACGGTGGAAGTCCCGCCAGTGTCCCCGGAGATGAACGATAGCTTCTGTATGCGAGCAGGGACCGGTAAGGTGTCACCCACCTCCCATAGGTAGAACAGCCCACTGCCCGCGCTACTAGTTGACACTTCGCCTCGCTTGGTTACGACTTCCCGGGAGGATGATAACGGTCACGTTGGTGCCGAGTGTGGTGACCGTCAGGCTATCCACCGACGTGCCGCTGGCAAACAGCGGGAAGCCGCTGGTTATGCCATTCGCCGTGGGTGTGCCACTCCACACCGTTATGCCGTTTGCTGTGATGGTGGTCGCGCCGCTCGTGGCGCCAGTGCTAAAGAACAGACGGTCGATGGCCAGACGGCTGGTGATACTGTCCCCCGCAGCCGTGAGCGTGATGATCTCGCCTTGTATGGCAACGGCCATCCATCTACTCCCCTCCGTCCCCCGTCAGCGAATGGGACAGCAACGCCGCGACAGATGCGATCGACGCGGCTGTGAGGGCGAGCCAGGTGGGGATGACGCCGATGGCCGCAGCGATGGGTGCGGCGGCAGCTCCAACGATCGCCGCCATGAGTCCTGCCCACTTAGGTAATGGCTTCATCATGTCACTTCCCCTTCGACATCTTCTTGAAGGTCTTCGCTAGGACAGCCTGCTTCTTGGTCTTCGCGCTGGCCTGCGAGCCGGGCTTGGTCACCTTAGCTGCGTACTCTTGAACTCCCATCCCAGCCGCCTTGGCCTTCGCGGTGAATGCGCCCTTCTTGAGGTTGGCTGCTTTGATCCACTCGCGAACGACGGCCATGGTTAACGACGCTCACCGTAGGGGGCGGATAGCTTGCGCCGGGTCTTCGAGACGGGCTTCTTGGGAGGAGGCGGAGGCGGTTTAACCCCCCTCTCCACCTTGGCCTCCGGGATGGGCTCGTAGTCTTTGAGCCGAATGCGGACCTGCTCAGCGTCACTCTTCGAGATTGCCGACCTGTCCTTCGGCGCCTTCATCATCCCCCCGCCAGCGAGTGGATACCCCATCTCCAGCCGGGCCTTGCGTTCCCTCGCACGCTGGCCGAACTCCTTGGTGCCGACCCTAATGACCGCCATGTGACCTACCTCTTAGTCGTTGGCCTTATCGGCGTTGACGTGGCCCTTGACATGGAACACGGCCCACACGGACAGGTTAGTTACCGCCTCTGTTGCCACAGTCGTCATGTTGACCGTCAGGATGTTATTCTTCGCCTGCTCTCGGCGAGCGGCCGTGAAGTTTACAGCCCCAACAGCAGAGGCCGTCACGGACTGTAGATCGGCGGCGAGCACGTTGGCCGTTCCGTCGTTTACGTTGACAGTCGGACGAGACGCGCCACCGGAGCTGGTTACGACGCCGACAATGATCTGCTCCAAACGACAGTCTTGTGGCAGCAGGTACTTGCCAATGACCGTGGTGGCTGCGCCTGGCGTAACGGCTGTGGCCCCGGTGGTGCCGAGTAGGACCGTGCTGTAGCCTCCGGCATTCGGGCCACCAAAGTCCCCGCGTCCGTAGAGATGAGCTGGAAGAGAGGGCATGCTATCTACCTCCAGTGCTGGGGCGGGGGTGACCCGCCCCTCACTAGATCACGCGAGCACGTTGGTGAACACGCTCCGCTCTACCATGAAGTAGACGCGGGGGTTGATGGTTCCCGTGGTCGTGCTGGAACTGTACGACTTACCGCGGAGCTGTTCCCTGGCCGGGGCGAGCACTAGAATGTCACCCGCGGTGTCAGCAGCGTCGATGGCGCAGATCGCCTCGACAGTCAGCTCGACAAGATCGAAGTCGGCCCCGAAGGTCGAGGCGTAGTCGGTGAGCACCCCGACCTGATCGGTGGTCGCCCCGCCAACGAAACTACCGATGAAGATTGCGCCAGGAGTCGCCAGGTTAACTAGGACGATATCAGCATCGCCAGCGGATGCAGGCGCCGTGATCTTGTCCGCGGCAAACCCGATGATCGTATCCTGGGTAGGGTCGGTGTTTCCGTCTACGATCTTGCCAGACGAGTAGACAATGCAGTCCCCGGGTACGATCACCTCGGAGTTAGCCAGCGGCATGGCGATGGCCGAGCTGAGCGTGGCGCCCCCCTGCGAAACATAAGGGACGATAGGAGCGGTTGTACCTACTGTGATAGCCATTTAGTCAATCCTCCTTATGCTCCGGGGCACCCGTCCCAGCCGAGCCAGTGGACAGGCTGACCGACGAACCGCTCCAGCCCGACAAAGATCGCGATTCGCTTGCGCCGATCATCGAACGAATCGAAGAACGGCCGCTTGCGCCACAGGAACTCGGCGAAGTGTCGCTGAGCCTGGACGAGCCACATGTCGGAGCCGGACTCGTCGGAGAGGTAGGCGTCGGCGATGACATTCACCGCGCCCGCGGTCACGTTGGTCACACGGTTGGCGGTGTCAGGACGATCAGTGGACCGTAGCAACTCCAGCGCGTCGTACTCGAAGTCCGCCGTGACGTAGAGGGTCTTAGGCTTGGCAAACGCCGGGATTCGCAGCCCCTGGTCGTTCTTCCACTTCCGCATGCGGATGAAGCTGGCGCGGAGGGAAGTGAGGTTGAGGTCTACATCGACTGAGGGCCGGTTGGCCTGAGCAGGCCCCTGGGCACCAACGATCGAGGCGTGAGAAGTCGCGATGAAGGCCGAGCCATCGGGTAGCACAGTGAACGTACTCGTGTCGAACCCGTTGATAAAGGGACTGTGGGCTTCAATCTCCAGCCGCTCGGCGAGAGAGTCAGCGATCCCATTCCCTACCTCTCGGATGGCCGACCCGTTATTCAGGTAGAGGTCATCCTCCCAGGCTTCCATCGAGACCTCAGCCCCGATGGCGTAGACCTTGGGCGTGAGCCGCTTCGTGCCGGCCGGGCCACCGCCGATGCCGGCCGCGGCCGACTCTAGCGGGTCGAAGGACTGGATATCGGCGCCTTCCGGCTTCTCCACCGCGATGGGCAGACCCGTCGCAGCCGCGTAATCCTCGAACTTGCGGTTGGTGGTGCCCATGTTGTAGTAGGACGTATAAGTCGTCTCACGACCCATGAGGTTGGCACCGATGATCGCCCTGAGCCCCGGCGCGAGATGGTTGGCAAAAGAACCTGTTAGAACTGGCGGCATGTTAGCCTCCTATCGACGCGGCGCTAACGCCGAGCCCCCGTGTACCCCACGCGATTCGTGGATTCACGGGTCGCGTGTCGCTTGCGATCGGTGTAGTCATCCTCAGTCTCGTATACGACCGGCCTGATACCCTTGCGGTCGATGGCAGACATGTAGGCGTCCTCGACGCCGGCCGATCTCTCCGCTTGCTCGCGCTTACGATCCGCCAGCCGCTGCTCGCGCTCTTCTAGTGAGATGTAGGCGAGCACGCATCCCTGCGGCCCGTCGCCGACCATAATTCGATCATGCGTCGAGTTGTAGTAGCTGGAGTTAAGCCCCAGCTCCTCGATGAGGGCCATGGTCTTCTCCTTGCCCTCGCCGCCGAATAGGGTGTAGCCGGGGAACATCGTCCCCTTCATGGTCTTGAGAGCCAGGTTACGGGCGCTGAACGTCAGCCAGCGTAGGTAACGTCCCTTCTCCTTCCAGATCCCACCGGGCGCGGAGGGGATGTAGAAGATGTCAGGGACAACCTGAGCCGTAGGTGCCGTGGCGACCGGGACGACTTCCATCAGAACCTCCCTGGCTTGATATTGATGCGGCCGCGTTCGGGTAGCTGCTCGTCCATGAACGGGCAATCGAAGATGCCTTGATCGGTAGTGTACGCCTCGACAGTCTTCTTGGCTTTCTTGTACTGCTCGATGTTGAGGTCGTGAGCCTTGACTACAGCGAGGTCGATCTCGGAGAGGCCGGTAGTTAGCTCTGTACCGGCACTGCCACGAGAGCCGGCCGCGAGCGGCGCTAGCCGTCCCTTATACTCCTCCTCGATCTTCTTGCGAATCTCAGCTTCCTTCTCGACCAGGATCTCGTCTTGGTGAGCGGCACGCACTCGGCGAGCTGCGTCCTCCCACTCGGCATGGAGAAGTCGCTTGTCAGAGGGAAGGCCCTGAACGATAGCCTCTACCTCCTTGCCCCAGCGGTCGAACACATCCTTGTTATCGGACCGGACATCTCGCTTGGTGGACTCTACCATGTGCCTGTAAGTAGGGGTCGTGGTGGGGTCGATCTGGCTGCTGGCGTTCTGCTTGGACAGCCACATGGCAAACTTGGACATGGCCTCGGTGGCCTTGCCCTCTTGGTAGAGCGCGTCACACTCGGCAGATAGCTTAGCGAACTCCTCGGCAGGGTCCTTCGCAGCGGGGATGGCAATAGGCGCAGGTGCGGGCACCTGAGCCGCCCGTGCGTCGGACAACGCCTTGAGGAAGTCCTCTCTCGACTTCTTCGCGTCCTCGGCCAGAGCCTTGACGGCGTCGAGGGTAGGATCGGGCTTAGGGTCGGTTACCTTGGTGGGATCGTCGTCAGCGGCCTTGGTGGGGTCAATCGGCTCCGGCATCTTCACTCCCGGCACGGCTGGATTTGCGAATCTCCCGTCGTGCATATTCAATGAAGTCAGATAACAGTAGAGTAGCACGCTCCGCCCCGTATACGACACCCTGGGCTTTGCATATCTCGGACAGGTCCCTGGAGTTGTGGAGGACGCCTTCGTGGGGGGTCATGCTGTTCTCGACCGCGGGGAGGATCACCCCCTGCCAGAGACGGGACTTTTCCAGAGCTTCTGCCTGGTGGAGAAGCTCGATCAAGTCGCCCGTGGGTATATCCCGCCACTTCATCTAGACAGGGTCCATCCCGTCGGAGCTAAGCGTGAGGGGCGCGATCGGATCGGAGCCGTCCATGATGATAGCCGCGGTCGGGAACGTGTCTGGACCTTCTGAGATGAAGCCCATCAGGAGCCACATGAACAGGATGCTACTCGTCAACATATGCCATCACCTCGCCTTCTCCGATTATGAAGTAGGGGGTCTCACGCTCGCCGTCCCAGATCGGGGTCCCGGCGAACTCGTTTACTATGATCCTGCCGCCTGGCTTGATAGCACGGTCCACACCTGGCCCCACGCTTATCACCTCCGCGATGAGCCCGTAGATCCGTCGATTCGAGTCGGACTGTGCGGGGATGACTAGCCCGTGCGCGACTTGGATCTCATTCCCGCCCGTGAGAGGCTGCGGCTTGTGGACTACTATCCGCGGGCCGAAGGGCTTTACGGTGTTGATGAAGGGTAGATTACCGTCCACCACCGCCTCCCATCATCGCCCCGCCCATGCCCGCACCTGGCATGGCACCACCTGGCATGGCACCGGCCTGCATTGTCTGTTGAGCCTGTTGAAGCAGCTCCGCCAGGTCCGCCACCGCCGGCAGGACCTCACTCGGGTTCTGGACGCTGTCCACCGTGTTAAGCAACGCCTTCACGCCATTCTCCATCTTCTGCGCGATGAGAAGTACAGCGGCCTGTAAGGGCGGCGGCAACTGCATCGCCATCTGCGCGTACTGGATGAGCGCCTGGTAATACCCCATGAGCATCTGGTTCACTGACATGAGTTCCATCTTACGCTGCTCCATGGTAGTGGCAGCGTCTTGGGCACTGATAGTCAACACGAACTGTTGCCGCGTGGATGTGTCAGTGGGGACGAACACAGCCTCGTTGAACAGCGCGGCCTCTGCTGGGTCGAGCACGGCTGCGAGGGTCTCGATGGGCGGGCGGCGCTTCCAGAGGTCGCCTGTCAGGTAGGCCATGTCACGCAGTACGTTAGCGAAAGATCGGATGGCGTTCGCTGCGATCACCCTCCCCTCGCGTTGGATGGACAGCCCCAACGACGCGGGTACGCGCTTGCCGGTCTCCACGGTCCCGATCGCGCTCTCGTCCAACCCTAACATCCTCGACACGTACTGCCGCGTGTTGGTCTCCTGTACGAGCGCGATCTCGACGCCCTTGGCGTCGCCGAGTGCTGTGAGAATGACATCCTCGGCGGGATTCTCGGTGGTGTAGGTGTCGCCCGGGTTGACGGGCTCCTCGCCGCCTAGCTCGGCCTCGGCGCCAGTACCAGCCTTCAGCCCTATCAAGTGCGCGGTGGCTCTCTTCGCGGCTTCGATGCCAAGGTTGTGGATCATGTCAGTCTCGTCCTGCGCTCCCTCCAGCTTCTCACACACGCCTTGACCGCGAGCCTTGGTGGAGTCGGGGTCATTGTCGAACTTGGCGATGAAGATGGGACGGATGCCGAGGGGTGTAGGGTTATAAGCACAGCGCAGTATCGTCGCCGAGTCGATGTGCCAGGTCAGGACTACCGCGGTGGGGAAGCCTGTATAGCCCTTCGCGCCTGCTGGCTCTACGCAGTAATCTAGATATAGTTCAGCTAGATCATGCTCGCGCAACTTGACGGGCTGGTTGACCTGGTCGGTGCTGTAGTAGTGCGCGACGTTGGCGAGCGCGTCGGGGTAGAAGTGCTTGGCAGCCTCCCATGCCTTCATGTCGAACCAGGTCATCTTGTACTGGTGCCCGACAATAGGCATGGACTGTGTGTCATCACCGTAGCCATCGACGTAGATCAGGTCGTTCAACCGGATGAAGTCCCAGCGAACGCGCGTCTGGGCGGGCTGGAGTGCAGGGAGGCCATCCAGCCCTGTTGCGTAGCGAGGTAACTTGACCTCTTCGTAGACCTTGAAGCCGGCGGTGCCAACATTCGTCGCCTCATCGCCACCCTTCTCGACTGCTTGCGCGCCGCCTAGTCCGCGAGGCGAGTCAAACTCCGCCTGGAACACCTTAGCATAGGCCGCGGCAATGCGATTCAGGTCGATCCCCTCGAAGGTCTTGGACTTGAGCGGGATGGCCGCGATGACAGGCTTCTGCTCGACGACGGCCTGGCGGATGCGCGCGCGAATGGCGGCGGCTGCCCAGATGGTCAACGGGGTGGAGAGGTTGGACGCGCCTGTGCGGAATGGCGGCTTGGAACTCTCGCCGCGGAGGGTCTTCCTCCACTTGTTCGTCCGCTTCTCGACGTCGTCGTTGCGAGCACGGATCAACTCGGGTATGTAGGCCCGCAACCAGCTTGTCAACTCGGTCTTCCGCTCGTCCGACAACTCGATCAGCGAGGGGAGCTGCGAGAAAGTCTCGCTTGACTCCGCGTCTATCTTGACCTTCACGTCATCAACCATATCCACCTCGACTAGATCGACACACCGGTGCGGTCAGCTCGGAGAACCTTCATCGCTCGGCGATGCATCCTACCGGCCCGCAACTTGTCACTGTCTGCACCACCGTATGACCTCAAGAAGATTTCCTCAGCCTGTGCTGCCGAGTCTATCCAATCCATTGTACCAGTTGGGAAGTGGCGAATCTCATAGCCAGGGAGCTGGAGGCCGGCACGGACGTAGAGGAGACCTTGACCGAGGATGTGCCCTACCCGTCGCTTACCACGGTCGATCTTGGCGAACCCCTGCGCGGGGGGTAGCATCTCGATCTCGGGGATGCGTAGCTTCGGGTGCCGGGGTGTGCCATCACGGGTTACCACAGCTGCCAGTCGTATCGCCGATGCCATGTATGTCTGCGCCGCGACCTTCTCGATGACGGGCTTGATGGATTTCCCGTGGATCTTGCTCACCATGTCCTCGTACAGCTCGATGAACTGCCAGACAGACTCGTCGGGGCCGTACCTGTCTGCGCGAATGTCGATGTTGAACCGGCGTCCGGTGGCACGATCCTTGGCGAACCAGGAGATGCAGGTACGCGCGGCGGTTTTCTCCTGGGAAGAGGCCGGGTCCACCGAGAGCACGTGTGGATCGAGCGTGCCGAGAGGGATGATCTCCTCGTGGGAGCCCTCGGTGGGGATGATAATGGACCAGAGACGCTCCAGCACGCCGTTTACCCGTACTGGCGCGATGTCGAGCGTGAAGTATCGCAGCTTGCTAACGTCGAGGTCGCTGGATTTGGTAGGGTCGTTGAGCCGCTGAGCCGCGAATATGACAGGCCCTTCCTCACGTTCTAGCCTCGCCAGCGATTCCTTGTCAGGATACGGCCCTTCCTTCCACAGTGACTCATCGGTGGGGGCACAGCCCTGCCGCTCGTCGTCAGACCCCCAGCGGCCACAGGACCCCAGGCCATGCACGTAGCAGCGGAATACACCCCGCCGCCAGACGGCCCAATCGGTGTAGTCGCTGTGGATCATCGAGTTGACATCGTCGAGAGTCCAGCGATTCCCCTCGTCGATGACGAAGCCGGCGTCCGGGTGCGCTGGATCGCGGTGCGAAAGCAGGCCGGGCGCTGTCTTGACCCAATCACGTAGTCTCGCCATCTCGCCGGAGGAATGCCAGTTGTGGTCCCCCACGAGATCGTTGACGATAAGCCCATCGAGCCGGCCTCCGACGATGGCAGTCTCCGTGCCGACGGCGAGCAGGAATCCACCGACTAGGTCCAGCTGCCTCCTACCTGGTATGAACATCTCCTCGTCATTGAAGCAGCCGTAGTCGGTGCGGAGCGGGTTGTCCCAGATGGTTTCGAGGTAGAGCCAGCGGTAGAGGGGGTTGGCCAGGTAGAAACGCCGAATCGACCCGGTGAACCTCGTCGCGGCCTTCTTGGTGTCACCTGCGATGGCGATCCGATTGTCGGCCCCCTTGATGTGTGGATGTGCGAGAAGGAAGGTCTCGGCACGCTCGATCTCGTTGGGATGGTCGTAACGTTCATCGGGGCGCTGGACACCGAGCCAGGGTGGGACGGATCGGGTGTTGCCGGTGGACTTGATATAGCCGCGAGGGTCCTCTAGCAGTCCTCTCTTGTGCTCGCATACGACCCACTGAATCCAGTCTTGCCGCTCTTTGAAGACCTCCGGGGTCATGGTGTTCTTGGGTTCGTTATAGCAGACCAACAGCTTCGTGAAGGTGTAGAGGCTGCGACGGGTCGCTGCTCGCAGGGCCGCGCGAGTTTTCCAGTCGTCCGACGCTATGATCGCGTCGATGTCGGTCCGGGTAAGGTCCTCGGGGCCGGACATCTAGGTGACCTTGTGGAGGGATTCGAGGTGGGCGTCGAGGTCGGTGAAGACCCCGCGCGCTACTTCTGGTCGTGGCAGCTTGCTGGGGTGTACGACAGGAGGCTCTACGTCCTGTAGATGCCGGTAGAATTGATAGGCCGAGTCGTCTACCCCGGCCTCGGCGAGCCGTTCCTTGAGCTGTTTCATGGCCCGCACGCCAATTCGCTGGACAGACTGAGCGTCATATCGACGGATCTCGGAGAGCGGGACATCGAGCAGGTTGGCCCATTTCTCACAGAGGGCGTTCAACTCGTCAGCGACGGCTGCCCAGGAGAGCAGCTTATTGGGTAGCTTCGGCGTTGCCATCCACAGGTGCTCCTTGCTCTGTTACGTACCCATCGAGCACGTCGCTCAGATCGACCCCCGACTCACGCAGGACACCCTGGATGAACGCGGCCTTGTCGGCGGTGATGTTGATGGTGTTGGTGGTAGCTCCTGGCCCACCCCCCTTGGGCTCAAGGTGGTTGAACGCTGCCACGGACGCGTCCACCCCAGCCTTGAGCATGGTCGCTTTGAGTCGGCCACCGTTGCTGTCCGCGTCCTGGATATGGCCATGGACGGCTTCCATGACCTCGCCCAGGAGCGTCTGCGCGCGGGTTACCAATGCTCCCTTACGCACGATCGAGGGTGCTTTCTCGTCCTTGATGAGCCCGGAGATGTCGGTCTTGATCTTGTCTCGTTCACGGATGTATATTTCCTGGAGCCGCGGGTCCATCATCATGTGGCGGATGCGCTTGGTAGCTAGGCCCTGGGAGGCCGCGATCTCCCGGACCGACTGGCCGGCGATCACACGCAACGCGATGTCGTGGTATCGGGCGTCTACTATGACCCTGGGAGAGCCGCCGCCGAGACCATCATTTCGTGCCGAGAGGGTGCGAGCCAGCCAGTGCTCCTTGTTGGCAAAGTCGTACCCTGGGACCAGTTCTGTGGAAGATAGGGCCGCGGCAACCGCGCGCGCGGGAGTCGGATTGTCGTGGCCGGGTAAATGCCCGCCCTCGCTTGCGTCGCTAGCAACGCCCGACTCTTGCTCAGGAGGGCGATTCTCGGTATTCGGCATGGCTGAGCGGGGAGGATACCATATCGTCATCGAGTTGTCAAGGACTGTGACAGAGCGTTGGCAGATATGGACAAGTGCAACCAGGTCTACATGGGGCGACTAGTCACCGGCCGGCGACAAAAAGTGTCACTGAAAATCTGCCGCTGATGAACTTGGTGGGGGGTCATCGGGGGGGCTTATACTATGCGTGAGGGGGGGCACCCCCTGCCTCTTCATCGTGGCGAGTTGACCCCTCCCCCTGGCATGGACAAGGCGATGGTATGGCATGGCATGGTATTTGCTTCCGATGCAAGGGTCATGCCGGCCCTTGTCCGTTATACTGGCCTGTCCGTTAGTAAGGGACATGGAAGGAAAGCGGACGGGACCAATGCCTCATGTCCCTTATCGTCGCACGATATGACAGACAATGGCATGTTCGCGCCATGGCCGTGAGAGAAAGGGCAGTATCTCCATCTTTCCCGCCTGGCATGGGACATGCTAGATGAACGGATGGAGGTAAACATGACCATGAACACGAACAGGCGAGGTCGAGGTCGAGGTACTAGGCCATGACGAGAAACTGTGGAGAGTTGGAGCGGGAGGTTTTGGCTTCCCGTGCGACGCGGACGCGAGTTAGGGATGCGTTACGTCTTTTCGACCTCGCCGATCCGGTGGACGCGGTGGATGATTGCCGGCTCGTTCTGGCAGTGTTGGAGGAGCGACTCCAGCACTTGCAGGATGAAGGAGAGAAAACATGAGAACGAACATGAGAGGTAACAGAGCCTATGCCCGCGCCTACGTGACCTACCATCCGATAGAGGGGGTCTGGCGGGTCCGGTTCGTCCGACCGATCTTCGAGACGGCGATCGGCGAGTACACCGAGGACCGCATGGACCGGGAGACTGCTATCGCGCGAGCTAGGGCCGATGCGGTGGGCGTCGTGGTGTTGTCATCCTGAGCGCGAGGGGGACCTCCCTCGACCTCTTCTCAGACCTCTCCCCGGCTCTCCCCCGGCTCTCTCCCCGCTTCTATATCCCAGCAATCGTCACAGAAAGCGGATGAAAGCAGGCCGTGGTTATGGCGAGCTAAGGGCACGTGGCAGACACGGCAGGTCGTTCGAGGGTATGTCTCGCGGCGAAGCGCAAGGCTAGTCAACCTGATACACTCCTGACACTCATCCGCGCCCGTGGGCGTCCCCATGGTACCGTGCACGTCCCACCTGTGGAAGTCGAGGTCGCGGACGGCTCGCATTCTATCGTCGGCTTGCATGTTCATCGCTCCGGCTCGCATCCCGGCATGTAGTCGTAACCATCGAACCATGCGTTCGGTCCCGTGCTATGGGATGAGGTATCCTCCCGAGCACAATGCTCCTGTGCCTCTGCCAGGGTGACCCTATCGCGGATCGTTCGCGTGCTCCGTGGCGCGACCCGGTAGAAGCGGATGATACGGTAGATTCGCGGCGCATCGCACGGCGCGTTCATAGGTCACTGTCCTCCATGATACTGGCCATGGTAACTAGAAGTAGCAATATCCCCATGCCTAACAGTGCTAGCTGCATTTTGTTCATGTTCTATATCCTCCGCCGCGACCATCCCACACACTCCCCGGCAGGTCAAGGTCTGCAACCCATGCGCTATACAGAGTCAACCTACTCGTCCGGTCGCCACGCCCGCCCGGCGGAAATATCCTCCCTCCCTAGCCTAGCACCTTCACGACCTGCCCGTCCACGACACGGACGCGAGCATACCCTTCGATACTGGTATCCCCGTTCTCAGGCGCGGGGAAAGGACCTGGTGAAAACACGGTCACCGTTCGACTCCTATGCAACCATGGACAAGACACGGACACGCCCGTCCACCTTGCGCACGGTAGCGTACCAGTTGTCACGGTGACCGGCGTTAGGCGTGCAGGTGTAGAGACCGTCTGGTACTTGCCGAAGGACAGTCGGCTCCCGTCCTGCCTCACACTGCGCGATGAATCCGCGCGGGGTGACGTAAGGGACAGATAGCAGGCTAGCGGCTAGCCTGGGGACGTTGAATCCATGGCCGGGAACGAGGGTCCGCGTGTAGCGCGCCATGGTCGGGGTTACTCGGCCTTTCCGTCTGCCAGGGCAGCCTTGACCGCTTGCGCCGCGACTTCGGCAGCGCCCTTGGCTAGAATCGCGTCCGCCGTGACAAGGTCAAACAGGCCACGCCTCCCGATACTGACATAGACCCGCCCGTTTTTGTGAGACTTCCACGCGCCGATTTTGACGCCGTTGAAGGTACCGCCTTCATACGGCGTTCCTGCAGCAGGCTTCTTTTCTTTGCCAGCCTCGGACGTAGTGAAGGTAGCCAGGATTCCCATTAGGTCGCTCCCTTTCATGTTCGCCTTGGGGGTCATTCCCCAGGGGGTCCGGTCACGAGGACCGGTTCCAGCTTGCACCTAGCATGTCCCATGCCACGACCCCCAGCGTGGAAAGACAGCGACATTTACGTGTCAAACCTGACACAATCCAAAGCTCTGAATCCAATTACTCGGGTTCATCCAGATTCTTGGAGATCGTCCCCTTTTCAGGACACAGTGTAACCTTTTCGGCCACCTCCCACTCTGTAGGGAACGGGATCACAGCATGCGTGTCACGACATGTCACGACTCAAAATGACATGGTAACCCCTTTGTTTTCAACCAGTTGACCGGGAATGTCACGTGTCACCGAGTGTCACCGCGTCCCTGAGAAAGGGTCAAGGCAAAGTTAAGGCTGTATAAGATCGGTAGTAGATTATATAAGGTATAATACTTAAAATTATAGATGACTAACACGCGTAGAGCCTCCCCTATATAACTGCACTTTCGGGTCCTTCCACCTTAAGGCAGGGTGACATCGTGACAATGTCATTTTTGGGCCTAACCCGCTGATAAGGCTGGGGATAGCATGTCACAACCGAAAATGACATTCGTGACATAGATCCCGATCCCCAGCGTACGGGATCGGGGAATCTCAAGCTTTTTTCAGTGTGTCGGGTTTGACACATAGGGCGATAAGGCAGCGAAAGGTTGACTTAGGTCAAGCGTCGCCGGGAGGTCTGGCTTGACCTGGGCCGGGCGAGAGTGTAAATTGGCCGGGCTCGGTGGAGCCGGGGAAGCCAAGGACCGCATGGAGGGACGTGCAGTGGCGGAACGCGAACCGGGGATCAAGGTGAAGGTGAAACGAGGGGTTATCACCGCGGAGGAGGGGATACGGGAGTTGGAGGAGAAGGCGGGTACTCCCCTAGCGGTAGATAGGGTCAGACGTACTAACACGTACAGATGGTTAGCGAAGCGTGTAGTGTCGAAGCGTGCAGTGTCTACGCGTGGAGGAGGCAAGCCATGATGAGCGGGAACGCGATACGTAACTTGCAGCTAGAGGCAGCGGCAAGAGCGGCACGAGTAGGTGTGACTCCACTGGTGATCTGGCCGGAGGATAATGTTGCAGATGTAATCAGACACATCCCCAATATAGGCGACTATATCCCGAAGGGCTGGCGGTTGGATAGTACCATGTTCGTGGATAAGACAGGGCTGGGCGCTACTTATGAACCCGCCATGACCTTCGAGAGGCTGTGCGAAGAGATCAAGGCGGGGAAGGGTTATGCGATAGTCGAGGAGGGGCAGTTTCAGGTCTACATCGGCGAATTTACGCCCCCGCGTGCCGTTCCTGCCTCCCACATCGCCTACAATGTCCACGTTCCCACCAAGAAACGGGTATCCAAGCCGTCTGGGAAGCCCGCCGTTAAGCGACCGAAGCGTAAGGCTACCCTCGATAGTCCTGCCGACGAATATGGGCTGGAGAGGGCAGCGGCAACGCGGAGGAGGTAGAACATGAGCGCACCATTCGACTCGGCAGACAGGATCATCGCCTACGAACAGGGCGAGCTAGAAGAAGAGCAAGTAATCGAACTATTTCAACACTTGGTGGACACTGGCCTAGCCTGGCAACTACAGGGTAGCTATGGTCGCGCAGCAAAGGAGCTAATAGAAGCGGGGTTAGTGTCACTACCGAAGGGAGGGTGGGATGTATAAGATCCAGGCAGCGCACATGAAACAGATGCTAGAGCATCTACTCTATCCAAGTGAGGGAGGCTTCACCTACGACCTAGACAACGAGAAGTTCCTTACGCCGACTAGTGGCTTCGCGGTGGGAGGTTCTCCTTATCCCACTGGTATCCTGGGAGGATGGCTGGAGGGGGAATACGTCTACCTTGACGACGTGGATATCCTGGGCAGTAGGGAAGGCGCGATTCGACTAGCGAATGCGCGAGACGAGAAGGCCATCTATGACTTCGCCTCGAAAGAGTCGGTGTACGTGAAGGTGGCGGCATGATGATGCTGCGCGAGGCACTAGAAGAGGCGGTGGATACGATGGAGTACACTGCCAGACGCTTGGAACATGCGGGTTTCTCGCATGCGGCGCTAGATGGTACTGTAAGAAGATGCAAGAAGGTGTTGCGCAAGAAGGTGTTGCGGGAGACCGCGGAGCCTAGAAAGCGGCGTGTTGACACGCGAGAGCCATGACTACCATGACTACCATGACTACATTCTTCCCCTGCAGCCCACGACCATTACCGCCCGATAACTGTCTCGTCCCGCACCGTAGACTGCGTATCCGTCCCGCACGGATAGACCACAACCAGGTCAGGCGGATCATGCGAGCCTACAAACGCGCCTCGAATGACGGTCATGGATGGTATCATCGTGCCTACACCGCATGCGAAAGGATATCAAGGCAAACGGGGAGACCGGTAGAGGTAGTCGCGGCAGTTGTGGCGGCGCTCTCCCCCGCGTGCAAGTGGGAACGTAACCTACAAGATGCTAAGGCCCTATGTAGCGGTGACAAGACACGGTGTCAGACTTACAGGGCCAACGTCTCCAAGGCAAAGCGCATACTCGCCGGGGAACCGCCCGAGCGTGTACTAGGTGGGCGCAAGGTGAGGACGTTCCTAGGGCTTATCTTGCACCCCTGGCGGGGAGATGTCGTGTGTGTGGATAGACACGCGAAGGCTGTCGCAGGGGAGACCCGACTGCTGACCGACTACCGCTACCGATGCGTCGAAGCGGCATACCTGTGGGCGGCACGGAAGCTGGGGATGCTACCGTGTCAAGTGCAGGCTGTGACTTGGGTTGACTGGCGAGTTGCGCCGTTTTGAGGGAGGTAGACATGGACATTGGTAAGAACCTAGCGCGCGCGAGGAGAGCACGTGCGGCACTCAGGTGCTACGTGGAACGTGCTGGGACCACACAGGGGAGTGTAGCTCTAGACGAGGCTCTAGACGAGACCGATGTAATCGATCTTGTGACTGACTTGTACCACCTGTGTCACCAGAATGGCTGGCCTTTCGATCCTAGAATAGCGCAAGGACACTTCATGGAGGAGGCTGGGCTAGCATGACAGAGATGACCAACAACAAAGTCGAACTTCTCTGTCTGGGTTGTAGTAAGATGATATATCTAGAGAAGGCTAAGCTAGATGGACATACTAACTTTCTGCACTACTACTGCGTAGACTGTCAGACGGCAAGGTGGAAAGAGCGGCTGTTTAACGATAACATGGGATAGGGAGATAAGGACATGACCAAGAAAGATTACGTGAAGTTTGCGGAGATGTTGCGGACGATACCGCTAGAGGGACCGGCCTTGTGTTACTGGAACCATGTTGTGGAGGGTGTCGCCGACATCTTCGCAGCGGATAACCCTAACTTTGACCGGGTGCGGTTCGTGCGTGCGTGTCGGGACATGTAGCATCAATGCGCCTGAAGACGGTTAGAGAGTTGCGGGAGGCGTTGGAGGGGTTATGATGGCGAACTTGGGTGGATAAGTGTACCAACCACAGTCTTATCTAGTAGTTAGGATCAAGTAGGAGTGCGGAGAGGTGATGCCACGTAGCAGGCGAGTCAAGATAGACATAGTGGGGCTGCTGGATGGCGCTACCACTGAAAAGATCCATGTCCTGCTAGAACAGGACGCGGCCGGTCGCTGGTACTTCGATGTCCGGCCATTCCGGCGGCGGGTTGGGTGGAGGTTGCCGCTGGCAGACGTGGTTCGGCTTGTGGTACTATCGATCATCAAGGCTGAGGCGAGAATGGAAAGGACGAGGAATGCGTCGTACTAGGAAGGAGTGAACATGACTATCAATCCCGCCAGCCCCCTCTACGCAACTATCGAGGTGGGGTGTAGAGATGCGCCATCGGACTGCCGAAAGTCGAGTCGTAGTGGCACGGACTATGCTATCCTGGATGTTGCTGGTCCGTGGGGCGTCGCGCGGCTGTGGGTGGAAGAGGACGGGTCGATCGAGGTTACCTTCACTCGGACGTTGCCGAGATCGGCGGCGGACAGTCAACCAGAAGAGAAGTGGGAGGTGCTAGGGACATGGCAGAAATAAGGACCGTAGTGGGAGCTATGCTGGACGGGTTAGCGCAACTGAGCGACACGCTGCTCGCAGCGGACGCGGAACTGCGTGCACGGGAGACGAGCGAGGACAGGAAGATCAGGCTGGTTTTGGCGGGCTATGCGACAGCATATCTAACGAATAGCCTGCTGGCACTACGCAAGGCATACGTGAACCTCTGTCTCCTGGAAAACGTTGTGACTCGCCCGGCCGGGGCACTGACTGATGCCGGGACACGGGCTAACGTCGTCGAGGCAATAACCGATGAAGCCACAGCCCTGTTTGAGCCCGCGAAGGCACGCTTACTAAAGACAGTTCTGACCATGTTTCCGTTCTCCGACATGAGGAATGTCAGGGAGACGGAGAACTAGATGAGGAGACTACGTGTTCAAGAATGAGCTGAGCTATGCTGCCGGGGTGATGGACGCGGTGGGGAGGTTCTACATCGGACCTAACGGGGCGGTGGTGAAGACTCTCAAGATCCATCCCGTCGTGATGGGACAGTTGGTGGCGATCTTGGGGGGTGTCGGTAGCACGTTGCGGTCAACCTGGCACTGTCCCGCTGGGCAGCAGAGAGAGGTCTGTGCTAAGCTGCTGCCGTATCTGATCGCACGCCGGAGTGAAGCGAGTGTCGTGTTGCAGTATCGGCTGACACAGCCTACTAGGAAACCCGGCTGGAAGATAACGGCCGCGGTTCGGCGGTTTAGGGAGAAGCTGGTAGCGCTACGGGGTGCCAAGTGACTCTCTGACGCGGCTGGGCGATCATACAGCATGACGGGAAGGCACTCTCTTGGTCCCCAGGTGACCCAAGGCTATTTACGCAATGTCCGCGTCGCCGTCGAGGTGAGGATCGTCGAGGGAGGTAGGCATGAGTGAACCGCATGGGGCAAAGCCATGCTAGACGCAGAAGCCCGGGCTATGGAGCTGCCGGATGACTCCGCCGTGTGTTCGACTTGTGCCGCGGTGACTTGCGAGCTGGCCGTAGGGCAGGCCCTTATGGAGGAGGGCTGGAGCACGGCCGAGCAGTTGCGCGTGGGTAGGGAGGTGAAGGATCTGGTCGAGGCGCTTCTACCCCAGGAAGGCGAGCCGTGTGGGAGACACAGGTTGAAGAAGGAGGATTACGAATGAAGCATCGGTACATCGTAGTGTCAGCAGAGCCCGGTCCCCGTGTACAGGTAGAAGACGGCGTCGCGTCCCTACAGGGCCGGTGTCGTAACGGCTCTTGGTACCGCCTGGTAAACCTGTACAAGGATGGCGAGGTTGCATAAATGATCTCGCCAACCACCATCACCCGCGGTACGCCTACACGAACCATGATCCCCGGGCTCACACAATCCGCCCCTGAGATAGTTGAGACGGAGCCGGAGGATGTCCGGCTGTCATTGCTAGCACAAGGAGATAGCGGGACGGGCAAGACAGAGGGCATCCGACGCCTCCTGCTCGCCGGCTACAACGTCGTTGTCCTGGCCATCGAAGCGAAGATGCAGAGGTTGTTGGCTCTCCGGCCACAGACTGTCTACATCGACGGGCCGGTGATCGAGCGCGTGACGGGTACGAAGCGCCCGCCAACCATCGACGAGAAGTATCAGCGTCTCATCGCGTTCAAGGAGGCGCTGGCGGAGGGTAAGTATAGAGAACACAAGGGTAAACCCATCGACATCATCGCGGGGGATGGTGTCATGGAGGTCATGGATATCATCAAGGCGTACCGGCTAAAGAACATCCCCATCTCCAAGTCTACAGGGGAGAAGAACACTTACGCGGCCTACGACCAGATCGGGACGGACGGGGTGGATTTCATCAAGGCGTGCAAGGTTGCGGCTAGTGAGGTGTCGCGGCAGTATGGTATGCCACCTGTGGGGATGTACTGGACATGCGGGGAGGAGTATGAGCCGGCCGCGGGGAAGTACGTACCCATTCTGCCGGGGCGGATCGCGCCTCGGGCGTTGCCTTACCAGTTCGAGGCGATCTTGAGACTCGCGGTCGAGCGCGGGGCGGACGGGCAGCCGGTCTTTGTGGCTCACACGGTCGCCAGCGAGCAGTGGGTCGCCAAGAGCCCGCCCGGTGTGCTAGACTCTCGCATCGCCGGGCCTGTGGGAGCCGGCGCGCCGGACATGGGCGTCATCTGGAAGCAGCTGTTAGACTATTACATGATCGGAGAGGCGGACAAGTGAGCACGAGCCGGGTGGGCAAGGTGATCGGCATGGCGTCCGACATTCTCTATTGGGGGTGCGTGGTCACGATCATCGTAGCGGTCCTGTACTTTCTGATGACCGTCGATCCTGTCGGAGGTAAGTGAAGATGACAAAGACAAGGGTAATCCGCGAGCTAGAACAGTTAGAGAAGAGGCTGGGGGACCTAGCCAACACGATCCTCCGGGAAGGTATCACGGATGGACCGGAGCCGTTTCCTGGAGGAAAGAATGTCGAGTGATGTGGACGCGGCGGTGCGTGCAGCGTTCATCGCCGCACGTGACAAGCGCGGGAGTATGATGACTCACGAGCTAGCGTTCCTCGACGGGGCGGTGTGGGCGTATGAGCGCATGGAGTGCATGGCGAGAGCTGTCGAAGCCTATAAGATGGAAACAGGGGAGAATGAGGGATGAATGTAGACGAGTGGGCAGCCACGGTGCGAGGCTTCGCACAGCTACGGCAGATATCGGGCTCCGCTGAGCCGCCTGGCTTTACACTTCCACCGGCAACGGGGCTGGCACAGCTTCGGGAGTTATCCGACCACCTGCACATCGCTGAGGTGCCTGGCAGTAACAGGATGTCTGGTGCGGGGTTCGAGGGAGCCGCACGCTTCACCCGCGCCCGCACCGTGAATCAAGTAGCTAAGCGGCTAGGTGTCACCGCGCCTACTGTCTACTGCCATATCAACAAGCTAGCAGGATCTATTACCTCCCTCCCTGGACATAAGTACCAGGCTACGTCGAATGGAGCGACAAAGTAATGTCCGTCTTCAAGAGTGATTACAATGGGTGGGAGGTTGATCTGGGCGATCCGGCTATCAAAGCCCAGCTGGGTGAGCAGTTGAGGGTAACCCGCGAGGAGCTGACCGCGGCCATCAACATGGAGAACGTGAGTGACCGACTGTTCGCGCGCATTCTCAAGAACCGCAGCAAAGCACACCAACTACTCCTGGAAAGGGTTCCAGGATCTAAAGGAGAATAGAGTCCATGCCTAACAGTTACGAAGATGCCTTGGGGGAGTATCAGGCTTTCGGTGATGCGAGGATCGTCCTGCCCGCGTCCATGTATCCCGTCAAGCTGGCGATCCGCGATGTCAAGACCACGGATGTTCAGAATGAGGGAGCGGAGAACGAGTTCGGTGGCGTCCCCTTCGTCGATCTTGTCGGCGACATCTATGCCGGGCCGTTCAGCGGAGAGTCTATCCAGGCCCGCCTCAAAATGCAGCCTGGGAAGTCAGGTGGCCTGCTCGGCTTCCTCAAGGGTGCGACGAAGACTATCACCCGGCAGCCCGCAGCGAGTGAGATCCTGGCGAAGTTCTTTGACTTCTCGCATCTGGGCCAAGGTGACCCCAAGGACAAGGCGTATCGCACCGCCGTCCGCGAAGCCCTGCGGGATCAGTTCTGGCAGATGGAGCCTGCTCAGCGACTAGAGTTCATGCTCAAGTATCTGCGGGTCCAGCAGTGGGATCAGAAGTCAGTCATCGCGCAGGTGGGGGTACGGGAGTACGACAGTAACAACATCAACCCGGTGACTGGCCAGCCGTATGTCAACACGGTCAATACGTGGCAGGGGTTCTTCGACGTGACCGACCCGGCTAAGGGACTGGCCTTTGTCAACTCCGTGGAGTTCCCCAAGCAGGCCGCGTGGGCAGCGGAGATGGGAGTGGGGCAGTGATCGGTCTCTGGGAGGGCGACCAGGAGGAGGATGAGAGGGTGGATGATCTCTCCTGCGGATCGCTCATTCCTGCCGTCGAGCCGCCCGAGAGTCTGGTTCTGTATGATGCCCGCGGAACTGAGCTGCGACGACAGAGAGTGGTTGGGTTCAGACAGCGGGGTGGGCGATGACCGGGGCAATCACACTGTTCGTCGCGCTGGCCATAACTAGCCCGCCGAGGCTGGAGGTGGCAGGGTTAGCAAAGCCTCCCGTGATACGGCTAGAGGACGGGAGCCGCGGGGTGCAGGTAGGAGTGAAGTTTCCCGTGTCGCAGCATGTTGGGGTGTACGGGATGATGACGCACTTGCCGAGTATAACAGGGCACGTGGAGCTGGGACACGGGTATACGATGCCGTTCACGTTGACCGCGAGACCAGTGTACAACGTGGGAGTGAGCATCGACGTGCCGGTGGGGCGGAAGCGAGATCGGTAGTATGACTACGCACCGTGCGCCCGCTCGCCCACGGTGTTTTGTCGAGGGGCGGTCCTGGGAACACGACGGCCTGGGATCGCCCCGAGGCGTAGGAGCTGAGGGATGAAGAAGCCGAAACGCAGCAAGCGGCCGAAGAGGCGCCGCAACTACATCTGGGTTGTGGAGGGTGAGTTCGGTTGGGGTTGGCAATCTACCCCGGCCGTCGGGGTCACCCGGATTGAGGCCACGGAGGAGCGGCGCTCCTGGGCCGCACAGAATCCAAGCGATCGTTTCCGCATCGTGAAGTACGAGGCGGTCCGATGAGGCGAGAAACGAGAGGGTTGGTGACGCTGGTCGGCGTTGGTGCCGCGATGGCTGTCGCCGTGATAATGAGTCTGCACTTAAGACCACACAAGCCAGCAGTCCCTACGTTGACAGGAGTCAGCTCTCTTCGCCCGCCCGAGCTGCTAGCGCCGATGACGCGGATCAAGTGTACCGGGTTCGGCTTCGATCTACGGCCGGCTGCGGAAGGCGCGGGCGTTCTGCACGTGGACGAGGCGACGATTTCCGAGCTGTTCCTGGACGTGCAATGCAAGGACAGCGCGGCGGTGCGGGTGACACTCAGAGGCGAGGAGCATGTCATCGTCCGGTGGGATGGGCGTGTGGAGATTTACGGGCCGGGGGTGATGAGATGAAGCGATACACGCCGGTCGTAGGCGATTGCAGCTTGACTCACGCCACATGTCCGCAAGGCGTGACCCACCGCATCGACTACGAGGAGCGGGCGGATGGGGAGTGGTGCCGAGCCTCTGAGGTCGATGCCGAGATCCAGCGGCTGCATAAGCGGATCATCGACCTCCACACCGCCGCGGCCTACAGATGCGAGGCTCACGAGGACGAGGAGGCGGCTGGGATCTGCCCGTGCTGCGAGCGGGCGGAGGTGGCGCGGCTCCGGGCTGCGTTGGATCTCTCGGTGCGTGGTGAGATGGAGGAGACGGCGCGGCGGATGGATCTGGAGCAGGAGATCGAGCGGCGCAAAGACCGTTCACTTTGGCCACCAGCGAGGAAGGTGACATGACCGGCAAGCTACCGGTCGTATTCTGGGCGACGAGGGAAGAGTGTGAAGCGGTGCAGCGCACGTTTGGTCTGAGTGGCCCCGTCTCCGTTGGCGAGAAGGTTCGTGAGGCGTGCGCCACCGCCATCACCGCCGCCGTCGAAGGGAAGGGAGGAGCGATCGGAGGGTGGCTTAATGAAGGAGCGAGCGTGTTCCGTCGAGAGCGGTTTTATCCTGCGCGCCGCGTCCTCGTCGTGCCGATGGAGGATGAAGCTGCGCCATGAGAACCCGCCCGCTGGAGATCCGATTGTGGGAGAAGATTGACAAGCGCGGCCCTGACGACTGCTGGCCGTGGCGTGCATATAAGAGTCGGGACGGCTACGGGCGCGTACAGGTCGGCCGACGGTGCTTGAATGCCCACCGAATCGCATACTCGTTAATTCATGGTACTCTTCCGGTTAGCCTAACAATAGATCACCTCTGCCGTAACCGAGCGTGCTGCAACCCAAGGCACATGGAGCCCGTTCCACTTCGGTTGAACATTCTGCGCGGATTCAGCCCCGCGGCCGACCATGCGAAGCAAACCCACTGCATCCGTGGGCACGAGTTCACGGCTGAGAACACGAAGCGGCAATCCAACGGCGGGAGGTCGTGCAGAATCTGCGGCCGGCTCATGGACAGACTCTCATATCATCGTCGAAAGGAGAGCAGGGGTGTCTAAAGAGGAAATCCTGGCGCACGTCGCTCGACTCGACCTGGCGCGGAAGCAGCTTGAACGCGAGCTGGCTCCGCGCATTCCGTCGGTCGATGCTGACTTCTACTACGGCGCGCTGGACCGCCTCACGGCCGCGTGGGCGCTGCGGCTGCTAACCCGCGTGGGCCACGCAGAAGGGCACCAGGCGTGCATGAGATGCCAAAAGTACCGCAAGCTCGCCGACGCGCTGGTCGCGGACCTCGGGGAAGCAGGGAGGATGGTGTGACGCGGTACAGGAAAAAGCCCATTGTCGTCGAAGCGTTCCAGATGACCGAAGCGCGGCGCTCGGATAGCAGTGAGTGGCCGTCGTGGCTCAATGATGCGTGGAATCGCACCGGCGAAGGTGCTCTCTGGATTGACACGGATGACCCCGACGGCCTGCGCTTGGTCCTCGGCACGAAGGAGGGAGTCCACCGCGTCTCGTGGAACGATTGGATCATCCGCGGTATCGAGGGTGAGTTGTACGCCTGCTCGCCGACCATCTTCGCAATGACATACGAACCTGCACCATGACACGACGGCGCGTGTCGCAAGTGCAGGGCGGTTGGCTGATTTCTCGTTGTGGGACCCATCATATGGACATTACTAGGAATAGGAGGTTACTGTGCCCATCGTAGGCTGGATCTGTCCCATTCACAGAGATGAGGTAAGTTTCGATCACTTCGACACGTGTAATGCGTTACAGGGGAGAGCGGCTTACTCTCCCTGGCTCGCACGGTTCGCCGCGGAGAAGATTCTCAAGGACACGAGGCATCTCTCCCTCGATCTCACAGCTACACGTGTGCTCGGCTGCCCTCGTGCTACCTACCTACAGACACAGTTCAGTTATCATGTAGACCCATCCAAGCGCGCGCTGATGGATAGGGGCACGGCGTTGCACGGTGTCGCGGCGACCATGATGGGAGACCGCTGGGGCACCGAACATACCGATCTCGTCAGGATGACCCTGGTGGGCAAGCTGTTCGGCCACGACATCAGCGCAGCCGCGGACGCGATCCGTAAGGATCTAGGCGAGATCGTGGATCATAAGTTTCCATCTGACTTCTCCGTGCAGTATCGCAAGAAGAAGCAGGGTCGGCTGCGGCTGTCCGACAAGGTAGGCGGCAACTACGTCGCGCAGTTGAACATCGAGAGGCTGTTACTGGCACAGCAACCTTGGGCCGTCGAGGCGGGGTATGATCCTGGCAATGTCCTGCTGACTGTGTGGGATCACGCGACCGGGTCAAATGATCCCCCCGAGCCCCTCGCGGTGGATCATGTGGAGGAGGATGAGTTGGCCAGCTTCCATCCTAGCGGAGGGGATGCGACGGTAGTTGACATTGTGGAGGAGCTGACGTTCGCCAAGCAACAGGAGGTCGTGCCGGCACAGACCATCGTGGAGAAAGAGCAGCGTGCGGCTAGCCTCTTACTAGTGGGCGAGACACAGATGGATGGGAAGAAGTGCGCTAGTTACTGTGATGTCGAGCCTGCATGTACTAAGCTATTAAGGAAGTACGGGAGGCCGGCCATAACATGACACGCCTAGTGTGTGCTGGGAGATGGAAGTGAGACTGGAGACCGTGACTGAGTATCTTGCTCGCGGGGGCCACATTACCCGTGTGCCGTCGGGCATGAGCAGCAGGAATCTCAAGGAGGAGTACAGTGACCGGCTAGTTTGGCTCTGGGGGCCAGGGTATCGGGAGAGGCGGGAGCAGGCACGGTTACAGGGGCGATGGAACACGGAGCGAACTCCCAAGCCATGAGCAAACTAGTTCCAGGTTACGGCCCCTTCACCGCCCCGCTCCTCGTCATAGGTGAGGCGCCTGGGAAGGAGGAGGTACTGGAGGGCCGGCCGTTCGTTGGCGCCTCGGGCTGGCATCTGCGAAGGTTCATCAAGGCAGCGGGGCTGGATCCGGAGGCCGATTGCCGGTATGACAATGTCATTCCCTACAACCTAGGAGCCCTCCCCAAGTCGGCCGGGGGGCTGCGTAAGGTGGTGGAGGAGCATTGGGACCACCTGGGGGATACGCTAGCAAGAACGACTGCGCGGGCTGTGTTGCTGGTAGGCAGGGCAGCATTGCTGCGATTGACAGGTAAGACTGGCATCCTACGGGAACACGGATCGGTCTACATGATCGGCACCCCCATGATCGCCACTGTCCACCCCGCGGCCGTGTTGAGAACTAAGCTAGAGTCATACTGGCCGCTGGTCGAACGGGCTGTCAGTAGAGCCTGTGACTACGCGAGGGGGATGCCGTTCGATCTGGGCGCGCAACACCCACCGTGGGAGTACGTGGGGGCGCGGCAGTTGGATGCGGCCTTGTCTACTGCTAAAATCGTCGCGATCGACACGGAGTTCGACGAGCGGACGAACCGCCCGTTCCTGGTCGGTCTCACGGTGAACGGGTACAGTGTAATGTCATGTAAGCCGACGACCGATGTCGTGCTGGTGCTCAAGAAGCATATGCTACGTCGTGATCTACACAAGATCATGCACCACGCGCCCGCGGACATCACAGCTCTGCTGACACTAGACATCGACACCGCCCCGCCTGTGTTCGATACGATGCTAGCTCACTCGACCTGCTACTCGGATCTGCCAGTAGGGTTGTCGTCCGTCACGCTCTTCCATCTGCATCACTGGTGTAACTGGAAGGACATGCCGCATGATGATCCTCGCTACAATGCTATAGATGTGATGGCAACGTGGAGGGTACATGGATTGCAGATCGGTGAGCTACATCGGCTAGGTCTGACGGAGGTCTATCACAAGGAGGTCCTCCCGGCCATGGCCTACACGATGGCGATGGAGGCGAGGGGGTTGCAGGTAGATCACGACCGCAGCCTGGCGCTGGTGAGCAGTGCGCGAATCGAGCAGCGCCGGTTGATGAGTACCGTGCGAGACGGCGCTGGGGCTATCTTTGAACGTCGCAGGAGGCCGCTGGAGACAGACCGAGATGTCCAACTTACAGAGATCGCGACCATCGAGGGGCAGCATAACCGTGAAGTGGTCTCCTATTGCCTGACCCATGACACCTACGTTGGCCTGGCCAAGAAGAAGTTCGGTGAGTGTGCCTGCCCTGACATCTACAACCATCCCTGGAACGTAGAGCGCCGTGCAGTTCTAGCCGCGAAGAGAAAGCTGGTCGCCTCCATCTCGACCAAGATCAAACGCTGGACGCCTGGGTCTACCATGAAACGTGCGCGGGGCGGCAAGATGGTAGAGGCCCCCACAGGATTCGACCCGGGCAACAATGATCACCTACGGTGGTTGCTCTACGATAAGAACGCGCTCGCCCTGCCCCCGCAGCGAAAGCGAGACGAACATGGTAGTCTCACGCTCACGGCCAACGCTGACGCGATCGCCAGGCTGCTCGCCCACAAGGCAGTACAATCCAGGCCAGACATGGTAGAGTTACTTGGTGCCATCAAGCAATACCAGCACCTTGACAAGATGGTATCCACCTTCTACCAGCCACGTGTGGACGAGCACGGTGTGGCACACCCGGAGTTACGGATCTTCGGGACGGGGACGGGTAGACCCGCTGGTGGCCCGGACTCAGACCTCTTCGACAAGAGGAAGTCCAGCTATTCATACAACGTGCTCAACATACCCGAAGAGGCACGGTCCATATATGTGCCACACGATAGGCTAGATATAGCTAGCCTGCACGTCGCGTATAAGGAGCACCTGGATGACCTGAAAGACGACATCGAAGACTCTGCGGGGCAGGCCAGAGAGGGAGGAGAACTTCTGTAAGCTGTGCTGTGATTACAAGGCGAGTGTGTGTACGAGGTGTGGGCGGTGTGAGGAGTGTAGGTGCAAGCCGTGGTGCGAGAGGGGGGAGAGGGCGAGGAGATGAGCGACCGTTGCTTCGTGAGCGCTGATTGGATCAACGTCGAGGGACGCCTGACAGCACACTTCTCGGGCGACCCTGTCCTCACGGCTGAGCTGGACGCCGAGCTGTCCGGTGGTCACAAAGTCCACGCGCTGAATGCCGCGCTCATCTACGACATCGACCCGGCTGATGCTAAGACACACCTGGTCATGCTAAAGGGGCAGATGCGACCTGCCTACGATGCCGGTAAACGACAGACACACAGGTGGAACTATGGGGGTGGGCCACGGAACATGGCGGAGACCTTCTGGCTGCCCCTCGACTTCTGTAAGGCCGTGGACGCCAAGCTATCGGCAAAGTATAGCGGCGTGGCAGAGTGGAGGAAGAGGCTGGTGGATCATGTGTTCGGACTGTTCCTGTACGCGTGTGGGAACTGCAGCTACCAACAGGAGGAGAGAGGAACGTGCCCGAACTGCTCGCGGCGGGGCGTGGCTGTCCCGTTGCGGTATGCAGGCGTGGTGGAACAACCTGCTCGCATGCTCTACACGCCCTTCGGCAGGCTGCGTCGGTACCCTGGCAAGCGCAAGCACGGGATGAATGCAGTCGCGGCACAACTGCCACAGGGGTCCGGCGCTAGCATGTGGTATCGTACCTTCGATCTGTTGCACAGCCCGGGGATAGCGGGACCTCCTGGCAGGCTGGTCTGGGACACGGACGGCTATACTTACAGTGACCTGCTCACCGCTGCCCAGGACACGTTCGTGGTCGCTGGCACCTACGACTCCTTCCTGATGGAGTGTCCTACCAGGGACGCCGGGAAAGTGCTAGAATGGTTGGTCTGGTGCATGGAGCAACCATGGTCAGAGCTAGGCGGCAAGAGGTTCCCCGCGGAGGGCTCGGTCGGGGGGAATTGGGAGAAGTGGCATGAGCGGAACAACCCGGGGGGGCTCAGGGAAGTTGCCGTCAGACCTCTTAGTGTTAGTAACCCCTACATGTGAGTGCTGCGACGGCCGTCCAGCAACGATCTGCGATGACTGTTTCCAAGAGGGCTTGCAACGACATTACGAGGAGGGATTCCGCGATGGGAAAGAGAGCAGGGAAGACTAGCTTGAAGGTCGCGCCGATCGAGATAGACCTGCATGGTATCATGGCAGATAAGGTGGAAGTCGGCGTGACCTATGGCGTGCAGCGAGCGTATAAGTACACGAGTAAACCAGATGAGGCGACTATCATCGAGGCGATCCACAACGCGGTGATGAACGAGCTAGCAAACTTGTTCGTGTGGGGGGATGAGTAGTCATGGCATCACCTATCGTACCCCGTTCGTGGGATGCCCATCTTACTCGACACGAAGCTTGCAGTGGTGTGTTGACCTCCATGGGCGATGTCATCTGGTGTGCTAGGTGTGGGGAGGAGTGGCGCGGCAGCATGGCGCCTTACGCGAAGTGGCCGCCCCCGGGGGGTCGTGCTAGAGACGAATACGAGGCCCGCTTTGTAAGCTGCCCCAGCTGGCGCTGCTCCTGCTGTGGAGCCTACATTGAGTGAACTCTCCCTCCGCCCCATCCCCATCTGCCGCCACTGCAACCGTGAGCTGGTGATGGAGGCTGTGGCGAAGTACGGGGGGAGATTGTCTGTCGTGCTACGTTGCCCCAAGCACGGCACGTTCGATCCGATGAACAAGAGAGCGTATAGGCAGGCACTAGTAGGCAATAAACTACAGCCCACGGTGGGTCACAGGAGCCCGCGATAGATGTCGCGAGGTTATTGGGACACAAGTCGAGCGCGCCAGCTCTGGGGCTGGCAGTTCGGCTTTTATGTGTGTCGAGGTATAACTCGTGGCCGTTTCGAGAGGCGCTAACGTGTGGACAGCCTTGAAGTCTACCGGGAACAGTTGGACCAGCTCCTCGATGTTGCCATCAACGTCGAGGGGGACGAGGAACTTCTAGGGAAGGTCGTAGCACTCGCGAACATCACGCACGCGAATGCCACCCCGGCCGAGTGGGAGTCCCTTTGTCAGCGCATCCGCACGGTCTTCAATATCGATGAGCACGACCTCGCGCGGGCGTTGGGGGTAACGACACCACCCGACAAGAGTGTCCCGCTCGCAGCGCCCGTTTCTTTCGAGTCGTTGGTAACAGATGGGTGGTTCGGCCGGTACCTGGAATACACAGCCGAGTCAGAGGCCCCCGCGCAATTCCACTTCGGTGCGATGGCGGCGTGTATATCAGGGGCGCTGGCGAGACGCCCGCTGATCCAGTGGTCGGTGGCACCCACCTACCCTAACCTGTATGTACTACTGATAGGGCCTACAGGATCACGGAAGTCGTCGGCGATGAAGATGGCGGGGAGTCTAGTCACACGAGCGTTCCCGACGACCAACATCCTACCCTCCGAGGGCTCACAGCAAGGCTATGCACGAGCCCTACGACGCCGCTATGCCGAGACGGCCCGGGCCGCGGACGGCCTCATACTGGCATCCGAGTACGGCGTGCTGGTAGGTAAGGACAAGTATAAGACCGAGCTGGCAAAGTGGCTGACCGACTGGTACGACTGCCCGGACAAGTGGTCGAGGGCACTTTCCATGGAGGAGTTCTACGAGCTGGACAATGTATACCTGTGCCTGTGCGGATGTTCCACGATGAGTTGGCTGTTGGACCTGCCCCCCGACGCTGTGAAGGGCGGGCATCTACCACGCCACATCCCCTTCGAGGCGGCAGGGAGACGGCATCGAATGGCACTGCCCAAGTTCGATGAGCGGCTGGCCGCTGAGCTGATCGAGTCTCTGGGGGTGCGCCTCAAGACGGTCATGGAGCACATGGCGTTTGATCCCAGCGCCGAGAAGTATCTCGTGTCCTGGTATGAGGGCGAGCTATGTCGCCAGGAAGGGGCTACCCAGGATGAGCAGGTGCTGGCCTGGTACGCTCGCAAGCAGGCGCACGTTATCAAGTTGGCGGTCGTCTGGCAAGTCGCCGATGGTGGCCCGCCCGACGCGCTCCAGGCTGAGTGGTTGCATCGGGCACGACTTGTCCTTGACTGGTGCGATTCGACGGTGTACAATGTCTACCGGCAACTCGGTGTCACCGAGGAGGGCGCGCCCGTGGAGGCTGTGTTGAGGTTCATCCAGAGCAGAGGCGGAAAGGCTCAGCAGTCTGACATAGTCCGCGCGTTCAGGAACAGGTACAACGCCGGCCGGGTGAAGGGGGCGTTGCAGACGCTCGCGGCCGCGAGGATGCTGCTGGAACGTAAAGGCCCTGCCTGGTTGGGCTCGGTGTGGGAGGTGAGATGACGGAGTACCAGAAACTACACGAGCTAGCTGCCGGGCTGGGGGCCGCGATTCCTAACCGTGAGCTGACTACTGACAGCTACGGCTCCTACCTGCTACAGCTCATCGAGGCGTTGTATGATTATACCGAGCGACTAGAGAACAGGATCGCCGAGCTAGAGTTCCCCGGGATGGAGTATCCTGGTCCTGGTAAGGCGCGCGACGATGCCCAACCGAAGTAAACAGGGGGGTAAGGGGAAGAAGTCTCGTCGTGTATCTGGCCTCGGCGTGAAGCGAGTCCGCGGCAAGGCTAGTAAACCCCGCGGTATGATCGGCAGTTCGAGGATGTTTCCAGGTAGCTGGTGGCAGGGGCATGACTTTCTGGGGGGACGGTGAACACGGATAACATGGTAGTCAAGGACTACGGGTAAACCGGTAATTATCTATCAGGAGGGAACACATGAAACTCATCCACATCCGTCTGAACGGACCCGGGGGGTATGCCATCCCCATCACCTTCTCCGACCTGTTCATCTTCGGGGGGCTGCATAAGCAGCGAGCAGGTGACACAGTCGAGGTGCTCACCGCATTTATCGACCGCTGGAAGCACTGTAAGGTCCACTACAACGACCTCACCGCGCCCACCCCGGGCAACGTCGTGGCCGCGCTGCGGCAACTCAGGACCTGGGCGGGGGAATGTCCTGATGAGAGCTGGGAGGTCGAGGTGAAGGAATGCGTGGCACCGTAGCTAAGAGACTTCGTGACGAGGCATCCGTCAGGGCGACCAGCCGTGACATGCACATCCTGCATGTCGGCCGCAAGGGGGACAGAGATACGATCATGTACGCGCCAGGACATCCCCGACGACTCTACCAGGACATCAAGACATGGTACAAGCGGTCGTTCACTTCTACCAGGACGTAGTCATGGACTGCCCGCTGTGCAGTGGGAAGCTAGTTGTGATACACTGCAAGTTGGTGTGTCCCTGGTGTCACCTTATCGTGGAGAACTGCAATGGAGACTGACCATGCCTAAACTCACGAATGCTACATGTACCCAGACCTTCTACCTTGCGTTAGCGATCTGGCGGGAAGCACGGGGAGAGCCACAGCTTGGTAGGACTGCGGTGGGGTACTCCATACTCAATCGCGTGGCCCGACCATCGTGGTGGGGCCGCACAGTTGACGAGGTCATCACGAAGAAATGGCAGTATTCGTCCCTGACTGATCCCCGCGACAAGCAGCTCACTCGCTGGCCCTTGCTCAGTGATACCTCCTGGCAGGAGTGTCTAGGCGTGGCGATGCAGCTCTTGTTCCCGGGGGTCGCCGCCGCGCCAGTAGACAATCCCGTCCCCGGCGCTGACTCGTACTACGATGTAAGTATCACCGCCCCGAAGTGGACCGTTACAGCTCGCAAGTGCGGGCAGGTGGGACGGATCATCTTCTACGATGTTGACCATGACTACGAGAAGGAGGAGAAATGAAGCGCGCGATCGTGATAACCGTGATCGAACTGGTAGCACTGGTAGGCTGGCTAGCGATGGGGGGATTCGGAGTCGGCCCGGCACTCTTCCTACTGGCCGGACTCATTGGCGAGCACGTCGTGTCGAGTAGGTTGAGGGGCGGGCTAGGCAAGGTCGTGGCACTCAGCGGGTCCGAGGCGATCATCTGGGTCCTGTGGCTGGCTATCGCCGGGGTGAATCCTGTAGCAGCCGCCATCTTCCTCTTCGCCACCATGTTCGTGCAGCACAACGTCGAGCTGAGTTCGTTCTCGGAGACGCCCATCAAGGGCTTCCTGTTCAACCGCCGGTCACTCGACATCACCGCGCTGGAGACGGTCGGGGGAGCAGTGTGGTTGGCGCTTGTCCAGGCCGGCCGGCCGGTGATCGGGGCGATCGTGCTGGCTGGTACGCTCCTGTTTGAGCACATTTCACAGGGTAAGAAGCTGGGGGTGCTGAGTAATCATGGTTGACCTCTGGCATGGCAAGCCCGTGACTGAAATGGACCGCGAGGAACTTATCAAGGCCCTACGTGACTCTTGGGCGCTGTTTCATGCGGAGCGGGCCGTGCATAGCCACCAGCTAGACTTCATGCTAGCTACTGGCCCGCCCGATAGCCAGCTCGTGCCGCCCCCGACACCTGCCGACCCTTGATCCTGAAGACCTCTTCGTTGGCCCAGGCGTGGACTCGGCCGCGCCACTTGGCCTTGAGGTCATCGGGGATGTCATCCTCCAGGCGGCGCTCGACGTAAGCTCTCCGCTCCTCGGCGGTTCGGTTCGACATGTCTACCAACCCCGCCGCGATGTTCCGTGCCAGCTCGCGGGCTTCTACCTCGTCGTCACGGCCGGGTCGCATCTTCGCGGCGCGCGCGAGCGGTGACGGTCCCACCAATGGCTCCTGACCAATCCCCATGAGAGCCGTGTATGTGGCATTCGCCCAGGGCTCGCGGAAGGGGCGGGGGCCTGGCACACCGCTAGCCAGCTCCTTCGCGAGCGCGATAGGCTCGGTCAGAGGGAGGATCTTGGGGATGGCTGCTGCCACACGGCGCTTGACCTTCTCACCGCCCATGGCTGTCTCAGCTACCTGGATCTGCTCACCCGTGCGAGAGACGCGAGGGGAGCGGCCCGTCGCGAGAATCCATGCGCCTTGCGCGCCCGCATGGACCCGACCCGTGATTGCATTCGCCATGCCAATGGTCCAGTCACCTACCAACTCTAGCCCTCTATCACCCCGCGCGATGCCGTCTATGAGTGCCTTCGCGCCTGTGTAGACGAGCGCGCGGCCATGCAACGGCGAGATGTTGCGAACCTTGAAGCTGACTGTCCGGTCAGTCGGCTTGCCCGCGAAGCGGTTAGGGTAGACCACGATGTCGTCCGCCGAGTGGCCCTCTGCCATTAGCTCCCACGTCCACTTGCCGGTCATAAACTTGTTGATGAGCGCAGGGTAGAGGATCAACATCTCGAAGTTGTTCCAAACGAGGTTCCAATGGATGTCCCGCCACATGTGCTCGCCGATGAATTGGGCAGCGGCTTTGGAGCTACCCTGCTTGACACCTTCCATGATCGCACGGGAGGGGACCGTCGCGAGGTCGGTGAGTGGCCGGGTCCCCTCGTATAGGAACTGAGCAGACGACCTCAACGACGAGACTAGCGCAGCCGCGAACGGGTCGCCTACAACAGGGATGTTACGGAGCATCTTCACGGCGGTGGGCGCGAGGGCTTCGACGTAGGTGCCGGAGCGAGCGTTGACCTCGTAAGCAGCCTCCGCCACGGTGACCGGCTTGCCATCCATCTCGGACTGTATACGGATCGCCTCGGCCAGGATAGTACGCAACCGCGTCTCGAAGCCGGCAGGGAGTGGGAATGGGATAACCCCGCCGCTCTTCCCCTCACCGGGCGGACCGAACACCCGCCACTTCGGCCAGACGATCTCGGTGAGACCCTCGATAGCGTGAAGTGTCGCACGCCCTATCGGCGACTCCCGCATCTGATCGCGGATAGCTTGAGTCTTGATGGACTTGTCGGCGAGCGTGTACTCTTCTAGCTGGCTAGTTCGGAGCGCCCCGTACTTTGCGTTCTCCTGGTAGGCGGCGGTCCACTTCGGCCCCGACATGCTGCGGGCTTCCTGGTAGAGCGCCCACGTCTTGCCGATCGCGGTACGCGCAAGTAGCCGGCGCGTTCGCGTGGACAGCACCTTGGCAATAGCCGGGTGGGCAAGGGCGTTACCGAACACGATAACCGAGTGGCCGTAACCTTCGGCGGGTGATGCCAACTGCCAACCTGTCATCGTCCGTGTGAACGGCCCTATCCACGGGACCTCGGAAATGTTGTAGCCGGGGATTCCCTTGGTTGCACCGGGGACCCCCTCGCCGAAGTAGCCGGAGACAAGGTTGTAGGTGTCAGCGACGGGTTTGGGCACGCGAATCTCGCCGGATATGAACGCGCCCTTTTCGGTGCGAGAGAGCAGCTTACCCTTCAATTCAGCGGCGAGAGTAGCACCTTCCGCCCCCACAATGTCCGCAGCGATCTTCTTACCGAGAGTCGTCGTGCGAGTGACAGTTTCATGGAGCTGTGGCAGGCGAACGGTGATGGATACTACCGGCACTGCCTTGCCGCCGAACATGACCTCCTTGGGGATCTCACCTGCAACAGGATCAACCTGTACCTTATGCCGCATGACCTCTTCACGGAACTCGTTATACTTGGCCTTGCCGTAACGGTCGGTCATATCCTCGGTGAGGATCTTCTCGAAGTCACCAAGGTATAGTTCCTCTGCTGCTGTGAGACGGCGGGCTGCACGCGCGCGCTGAGCACCAGGCTGCATGCGGCGTCCACCGGCACCGTAGCCTATAGTACGTACCTCTCCCAGGTTGATGAACTCGCCTTCCAGCGCCACGTATCGTCGTAGGCTAGCATGTCGCGTAGGATCAAACCTGATGAGCGGGACATATATGCCAGGCCGCTTGGTTGTGATCCCTGCTGGCTCAAGCCACTTCTCTAACTCAGGTTGGATAGTGGACTTGTAGGCTTCGACCGCTTCGGACATGCCCTTGCGAGTCATAATGCGAGTTCGTTCGAGGTCGGTCAGTCTTGTCAGCTTGACATTGGGAAAGAGATCCGGCTGGGCGAGAGCATGTGCCGCGGCATCGTCGAACGCGAGGCGGAGGAAGTCGTCTGCCATGTCACCAGTCTTGATGTAGGTCTTGTACCAGGGCTTGACCCGGTTCTCGATGAAGTTGAACCGGACCGCGCCCTTGGCAGCGCCGACTTCCATCGCGTGTGCGAATAGGGGACGGGCGTTGGGTTCGTCCAGGAGCCACCAGTGCTGGGGCTTAGCGCCGAACTGTGCTTCCCAGGCGGTGCCGAGGCCGGTGAGGAATGATTCGACTCGATGCGCGAGCGCGGGGATAGCCGTCGCACCTGTAGACGACTTCAACACGTTCGAGACGATATTGCTTACATCGAGACCCGTCGCAGCGGCGAGTGTCTCGCCACCGCCACCTGACATGATAGAACCCATGAGGTCGGTGGGGGGCAGCTCCAAGGTCATCTGGTCGCGGAGGACAGCGTATACCTGCTCCGGCGATAGTCCCTCCACCTCGACAGCCTTAGCTAGTTTCTCGGACATGGTCTTGAGAGCCTCATCGATGAGAGTGAGGCGAGCGGGGAGGGGACCTTCGCGTGTGGCTACATCAGCGTCGAACGCCGCCCGTGCCTCCTTGATAGCCGCGAGTCGATCGGGGATGGACTTGGTCGCATCGAGGGCGGTCTCAAGAGGCACGTCCCAGGTACCGGGCGGACTATATGGCGGGATCTCACGGGGCTCGAAGACGGACGAGGGCACGAGTGGGTGGGCCTCGGCCTGGGCGGCAGCTCGGCTCTTGATGACTTCATTAGCGGCCTTGACTGCGGCAACGGGATCTAACGGCGCGATGTTGTATGGGTAGACATCAGCGAGGGCAGCGGTCGCCTCGGCAGGGGTCTCTCCCTTACGCAGCTTGATGGTGGGTACATCCTTGTTCATGTTCAAGTCGACGAACGCGCGGACGGCCTCGGGGGAGGGGCGGGGGATGGCAGGTGGACCAGCCGGTGACACGGCCGTCTCAGGCGTGGACGGTACGACCTCCTTGAGCGCAGCCTCACCCCCCGTGCGCTTGAACTTCGCCAGGAGTCCCACGTTGATCCCGAACTCTAACGGTCTGTCACGGATGACCCCGGACGGATCAGTGATCGTGTCGTACATCGACTGGACAGGACCCATTACCAGCCCCTTCGTAGTCTCCCAGCGCGGGCTATCGGCCTCGGCCTTGGTCGCGGCAGCCTTGGCCCGCAGCTCTTCCTGGTAGAGCATCTGGACTTCGAGAAGGTCAGGGAAGGGACGGCCCGCTGCGCGCTCCTCGGCAGAGATACGTTCTGCATCTGCCTTGGGGACGACAGGCAGGTCGAGGAATAACGACTGTGGAGCCTGGACGAGCCCGGCTATGATCTCGGTGGCTTGCTCACCCATCAACTTGGCAGTCTCGACGGGATGTAGCAGTGCCTGTCCTATCATCTGCGGCGCGTTGAGAATGGAACGACCCATCTCAGCGCCGGGCATGCGAGTCAGAGCTGCGGGTGGGATAGCGCCAGGCGCTGTCCTCTCTGGGATAATGAGCCCTGGGCTACGAGTAGGCCCGGCTTCGCCGCCACCCGCAACAGGATACCCCGCCTGTAGCCTTGCCATCTTGGGACTCGCCGCGGCGAGGACACCGTTCTCTAGTGCTTCCAGGTCCTCCATCGCACCGGCCGATGCCAGCTCGGTGAGTATCTCATCCGGCACGCCGTCCGCGATGACCTGCCGGATCTCCTCATCCGATAGGATGCGGCCCATTACTTCTCCGCAGCAGCAGCAGCCTTGCCACCTTCAGTCTTGGCGGCGCGGATCTTGTCGAGTATGCCCTGCGCGCCGGGGCGGAGCACGGGCGCAGCGGCCATCTGCTGAAGAAGTTGCGGATGCCACTTCGCGAGGAATTGCTCGGTGCCAGCCGGCATCTTGGTGATGGCGTACTTGATTGCGGATGCCTGTTGCGCAGGGTTGTAGTTGGTAGGGACGGTCTCTAGGACGCGATTATCATTCTCATCGAACCGCTCGATCAAGGTCTTGTCTACGCCGGGCTGGTTGAGCAGGTAGGCGTTGAAATGGCCGGTGAAGAGCCTATCGAACGCGGGCGTGTTGGCGATACCGAGCTGCCCGAGGTCAACCTCGATAGGCGTGGGCTGGCCCTTCTCGTGGATAGCGGCGAACTCCTTGGCCTTGGTCTTGCCCGCAGCGGCGGCGAT